GGTGGGGCAACATTTGGCACAGCAACATTTGGCTGTGAGAGTGGGACGCTAATTGGAACGGATCTCTTCAGGTTTGATACTCCAGGCTCATGGCTCGCTTGGTGCCACGTCCATGATAGTTTGGGCAGGTCATTTACGGGATATCGTCACATATTTATTGGAGAACCTAAGAGACGTTGGGGGATTAGTTCATTCGAGGGTGCTCGCCCAACTGGTGGTTACACGGTACGTTGCTGGACTACTGAGACTTGGAGCGACTTGCACGATGGCGCTATTATCATGTTGCGTTGGAAGAAGCCTGTGGGCACCGGGGCTCGGCCATACACCGCTTTCGTTGGGTATGTACAAGAGAACACGATCAAGTTCGACTACGCAAAGAATCGAACAGAGTTTACAGCAGTTAGCCTTTCGCTCGTACTAAATAAACTTGACGTGTTTGGTTCCTCACTCGCCTACAGAGCAACGGGGCCATATACGTGGAACGACGTTCGTAACATGGACCTTGACTCAGCCGTTGCAGCACACCTCAGATGGAAGACTACCGTACTCCAGATTGCAGATGTTAGACCAATCACGAACACGTATGCAATTCAAAAGGCTGACTTTGCACGGGGTGGAGGATTCAGTCCGGTAAGGGACTTTCTCAAAGTAGCCTTACGGGGTGACATGGTTTGCGATGCCCAGGGAACGCTCTGGTGCGAGAGAGACCAGAATACCCTTGCACTAGCTAGTCGCAAAGGAACCAGTTATATTATCGAGCGAGAAGATTGGCGTGCGGAACCTCAAGTCGATGAGGCTGCGATCCCCGATGTCTCTTATATGGAGGTTGGTGGTCTCGCATTCTTGGGTGCAACCGGAACGTTCAATGCTTACTTGTCGAGTGTGCCTGGTCCGGTTCCGGATAGGTATGGTTCTTCCGAGACTGTCGAAGGACTGTCACTGCCTTCGAATGTAAACTCTCAAACGTGGCTAAACGAGATTGCTGGGTTCATATATGCTGATCGCATCAATCGTTATCCCCGAATTCAAATACCTGTCGTAGGAAGGTGGACAAAGGCCGATATCGCTCCGCAACAATGGGCCCAAGTTCGGGGCTTCCCATACATTGTGAGTTCTCGGATACAGGTTAGTCGTATACGACACATTTACAATGCGAGGCAGCAACATGTACTAAGCGACCTCGAGGCGTTTGCAGAGGCGTGGGGACCTCCCGGCTTCTCGAAGCAGATTCCTGTTATACCCCCGGGGCCCATTAACAGTGTCGAGCCGCCAATCATCATACCACCAATACCTCCCACAGTTACACCTATCGTTCTTGCAATGAATTACAGTCAACTGGGGCGGTCCACGAACTTCTATGCTAGCGAGCCTACTATCTGGACGAACCTGAAAATCGGTGCATTGGCAAATCCTGCTGTGGGTGACTTCTGCAACTTAGTGCTCTCGCTTACTGGCGAAGCGTGGTTGATAACCGGAGCCGGGAGTGCTAGCGATACGGACGGATTATGGTACTGTAGCGATACTGCTGCTGCCGTGCCGTTATTCAGTCTAATCGTTTCTCACAATCAGGCTATCGCTCTAGATGGTGTTGGACTTGTGTCTTTGGGTTGCGGTGATGATGGAATCGTCTACTCTTCGGGTTGGACAGGTAATCCGCAAGGACATTACTTATATGGCAAGACCGGACTAGCAGTTGCTACTGGTCCAACACTGCCAGTTGGAGCCCTTCAGTATTCCATCTCCTCTGGCGTAAGTGTAAGACTCGCGCTAGGAGCGGGAGGCGTGCCCGCCATCGGAGTAAGAGAGTTAGATGGGGCTGCGAATGCGAATGTTCTCTATGTCCCCGGTCCACAAGGCGACCCATCCAAGGTAGCCACTGGTTTTATTGTCTGGAGTAATAACTTGTATTCCTATGTAGATGGTGGAGCAACTGCCACGTTAGTATATACTGGCGTTGGAGGGGGACCGATTATCTCCGATGGAGGAAATGTACTGACCGTTCGGGCATCAGATGGGATGCTAATGAATGGTGCATCTGCCTTAGACACACCATTACACGCCTTTGGAATTGCAAATCGGTCTTTTGCGTCGTTTTGTCTTGGTACAGCGGGCTATGGCGAATTATTAGCATGTGCTGTAGAGGGGGCCGCAGCTAACTTTATCATTTATCGTGCAACAGGCGAAACTGAGTGGGTTGTCAAGGACGGTGACTGGGTCGCCAAGATGGGGGCTAACTGGGCTGGTCGGCATGGTGCTGGGCACTATCCTACTATCGTTACACAAACAATCTAAATGAGACCAACACAAGTCATCCTACGAAACGAACTCGCAAGGGTCCTCAACGAGAAGCAAGACGTTGCGGACGAAGTACCCGCCCTCCTGGGTGCATATACGGCTCAGGGCACTCTGATTGCCGTACCAGGCAACCCTGACTACTGCTATGCACGCCTACGTGGGAATGATGCTGAGGTTGTAAAAGTCTTCAACGACACAGTCCTTCGAAGATTCAACACACCAATAAAGGTGGTATGGATAAGTGGTCGGTGGGAGGTAGTAGGGCGTAACACTGGCGGTTCTCCAGGGGGCTTTGGTGGACAGCCGTTCTTACCAAACCATGCTTTGCAACATATGTTCTATGGCGGAACAGGAACTAACTACGCGGTTGGTGACGATGTCGTTTGGGTAAACAAGCAACAGTGGATGCCACTCAATGTTGTTCCTACTACACCGGCTTCGATGAGAGCGCGAGTGTGGGGTGACTATTATATGTGGGCTGGTGTATACCATTGGTATCCTGGTACGGACACTGCCGACATGACAGCCTTGGTACCAGCAAGCAGTGCTCAAGCTCGATTCGTTACAGTATACATTGATGCATCTGAGAACCTGGGATATGTAACAGGGTCTCTATTTGCATACACTGGCGCAATAATCAACCCGGAGCCCGTGGTCGGCATTCCGCCTGTAGGAGCAGGAATCGTGTTGGCCGCGATGCTCCTCAATGGTCATTATAGCACAATCGATTGGGGTTACATTTGGGACATGCGCTCAGTCGTACAAGGCTATGGCGATCCTGGGACAGGCACACATCCACCCGTAACTTTATCAGTTGACGCAGGCCTGACATTCATACTGAATGGGCAGCAACTTGATGTCCAGGTTCAAGACCCTCATGAGTTCTGGGCCGGTCCAACGGGCGGGGTAGCGGCTAAACCTACTTGGCGTACGATCGGTTCGAGCGACCTTCCATGGTTTACTGGATCAACTGGCGTGGGCGACCACGCAATCCTTAGTACAACGCACCTCCAAACTACTCCGGATACAATTGTGAGAGGTGACATCCCAACTGGACAAGGTGTTGTTCCCACACTAACTCGCATGGCGCTAAGTGGCATCACAGGGAGTGTTGTCACCCGCGACGCAACAGATGTGTTATGGAGCACGGGCGCATTGTCATTCGCGGGTGCGTTTACACTAACTGTTCCCGCTACGGGCACGACCGCCCTGCTCGGGACTGCTAATGCGTTCACGGTAGGTCAAACTGTCACTGTGGCGGACATGGTTGTCGCCCTGACCCTGGCGGGGGCATCTGGCAACCTTAGATTCAGTCCATATTTCAATTCAACGTATGGCGCGTATTGGTACGCTAGAAACACTGCGGACAATGCCTTTATTCCACTGTCAATATTGGCTTCCTATGTCTACATTCCAACGGCAAATCTCAAGCTTGGTAGCAATGCGCTCCGTGCAACAACCGAAGGCACAACTCATCTAGACCTGTTCAACGGTACGGCTCCGGTGGGCACTTTGGCGAATGGAGTATCGCTCTATAGTGCATCAGGTGAGATTCGTGTGATGAACTCTGCTGGAGTAGTGACACTCTCGGGCACAAATACGGGTGATGTTACTCTGGCCTCTCCCAATCATGGACTTGGACTCACAAACCAAGTTATCACTCTAGGGACGCCAAGCACCCTAACGAGTGCTACAACCAATGCTGTAACAACGACGACTCACACTCATGCAATCACTGTTGCACCCGCATTGGTTGGAGTGGGCACGGTTCAGTATCAATTTCTGGTGACGGGGGCTACTCCATTCAATCCAGGCTGGTCTGCTGGATATTTGAATATCACATCGGCCAAGACTTTGACGGTAACTGGTTCGACCACTCTGGCGAATGCCGCCATTACCTTAGAAAATACTGGATCGTTGACTCTTGCCGCCACAGGCTTCTCTCTATTGGGCGGTGGCACATCCTGTAGTCTGACCTTGCCCAATGCAGCAACCACTATCTCGGGTGGGGGCACGCTTGCACTTGGAACATATACGCTGACCGTGCCCAAAACAGGCACGGCAGTGACGGGTACAGGCACAGCAGGGCGTATTGCAGAATGGGTGACTGATGTCAACACACTACAGGCTAGTACCCTAATCAAGACCGGCACAAACACGCTGACTCTGGCAACGGGGGCAGCGGCGGCAACTGTCTGGACGATTCCCATCAACGCAGTAGGCGTGCTGACCAATGATGGCGCTGGTAATATGTCATGGGCAGATGCGTCTGCCTATGTTACGCAGATAGGCTCTGTGACGGCGGGACGTATTGCAAGCTGGACAGGAACCTATCAAATCCAAGAGTCTGTATTGATTATGAGTGGCGCGAATGTCCTAACTCTCGCGGCAAGTGCTACCGCTACTCTAACTGTCCCCGCAACGGGCACGGCGGCCTTGCTCGGAACGGCCAACGCGTTCACAGATAGCAACACGATAGCCAGTGGCAAATTTCTGACTGCCTTGACTGATGGAGCGACAGGCGGATTGCAGGCCGGTTCTGTCAGTGACGTGTTGTGGTATCGGGGTGGGGCGGATACATGGCGAACGCCTGATTCCCTGATTATAGATGGAGTGTTGACAGTCACGGGTGGACAGATTACATTCCCGGCAGTGCAGGCGGCATCGGCTGGCGTCAATACACTGGATGACTATGAAGAAGGCACAGTCACCGTGACACTGACGTGCGGCACGAGTGGCACGGTCACCCTCAACATCAATACACTGTCCTATACGAAAATAGGACGACTGGTGACGGTGACTGGCCTATTGAATGTTTCGTCGGTATCTAGTCCGGTTGGAATCTTGACTCTCAACGGGCTTCCATTCACTTGCGCAAATGGAATTCAGTTTTATTCAGCAGTCGCGGTCTATGGCTCGAATCTGATCAATACCGCCACAACGATGCTGACAGGATATGTGGCTATAAACACTACTACTGCTATTGTACAAAAGTGGTCAGCGGGCAATCCAGCGGCCTTGGCTGCCGACATCCAGGCCAACACACAACTCATGTTCAGTATAACGTATTTCAGTGCGTGATAGTTGACGCCGCGCCAAATGCGGTGGGTATTGAAAGGAGAAGTCAAATGGAAACTACTTTGCAACTCAACTTAGGTGAACGGATCGTGGTCAATCAATTGTGCATTGAGACGAAAGGTCCACAGTCCGTGATGCGAACAGTGAAGCGAGCCAAGTATGCTATCGCTGCACAGGAGATTCCTGCACAGGTCGATCTCAGAGAACTAGGCAAGTCGGGTGGTGTAACTATAGACTGCGACTTCCCAGAAGACGCTTTCCAGTGGCTTGCTGACCTGTGTGCCAACAAGAATGATTGGCTTGGCGCGTGGGCAGAGTGGATTTCCACACTCTGTGACAAAGTAACTACTACCAAACTGGCAAAGGAGAAGAAATGAAACACTTTATGATGTTCCTTGTATTTGTCTTGCTTGTTGGGGCATGCACACCCACTGTCACGCCTGCTCCCATCACGCCTTCGGTCACGCCGCCTGTTAGTCCGTTGGTCACGCTGACACCTCCTGTATCTCCTTTGGCAACGCCGGCGGTACCAGCTACTCTACCTCCGGTAGTGGTTGTTCAGCCACTACAAGTACCAATCGTTATAGCAGATGCCACGACTAATGGTGGAATGAACTCGCCATACGAAGAAACACGAGATTATTCAACAGTTAAACTCCCTTGGGGTTGGTCGTTTGGATGGTCGCCTCATCCGCCTTGTACTCATGATCAACCAGGATGCACCTACACTTGCCCACTGAATTGTGTCCAGGAGAGTGGTAAGTGTTCTAACGATGAGGGGTGCAGTTGGATGATGCCAGAAGCCGATCGAGTACTTGCTATTGAGCATGGAGGTCTCAGAACTAAAGAGGGCGATGCAAGCGCCAAAGTGATATGTGTAGGAAGGCAATGCGAGTTCTGGTATTTCCAAACAGTCGAAGTCGGAAAAGGAAACGTGGGGACGTTCAGTGCGTATATTCAAGCGTTCCAGTGTTTGGACTGGGCAAACTGTTCGAAAGGTCAGCGAAGTGACCGACCAACTGCGATGCACCTCAAAGTTGGCATTGATCCAATGGGTGGTACGTCACCTTCTAGCACAAATGTTGTCTGGTCACCTGAAGGCGACGCCCAACGAATCGATAAGAATTCACCTAATATTTGGTATTCGTTTGCTGCTACGGCAACCGCTGTCGCTCGGAATGTGACAGTGTTCATCTATTCTCGACCAGATTGGTCGCAACCATCAACACTCTGGCCTGCATTGTACGATGGTAACTATGCTAGGTGGAATCAAGACGTCTATGTGGATCAAACGCAACTACGTGTTCTTGTCTACTATCCACTCAACTACATCAGGTTGCCTCTTGTGAAGAGGAATAGCAAATGATTGGATACATTCGTCCACCAACCATGTTTGGATTTCATGTAAGCATCGGTTCACGCAACGGCTTTAGTGATTTCCTAAGAAACTGTGCTGTCGCTGGTCGCGCTGTCAGCGGGACAAAATGTTTCAAGAATGGTGGGGGACTCGAAACTACGACAGCTTCTGACAAAAGCTATGTGGTATGGCGTACAGACGCTCAATACCACTTTCCGAATGGAAAATGGGATGAGTACAGTGATAACCCACCCTATGATTACTCGTGGCCTCCTGACCAATCTGCAACGATAGCAAAAGGTTGGATGGAGGGCTGCTGGCGAATCTGGCGATTCAACAAGGCACATTTTTACGAGCCATACAATGAACCCAATCCATCCAACGTTTTGCAAATGACAAATCTCATTGCATTTTCGCGCGAGTGCATGAGATTGGCCGACACACAATATGGTGGAATCAAACTTGCCATTGGCGGCTTTTCAAGCGGAACGCCGACAGAGGTATTCATAGAAATGATGTCGCCACTCCTGGATGAGATGGCGCAGCGCGGGCACATTCTCGCCCTGCATGACGGAGCAGCAACGCCTGAGTATGTTCTATTCAAAGACGCTTATGTTGCAGGCTCGGCCTTGCGCTGGCGCTTGTGGAAATCCATACAAGACGCCAATAATCGGCTAATGCCTTATGTCTACAGCACCGAAACATATTGCCCAGAGTTTTATCATGAGTATGGCAAGTCAATCAGACAGCAAGATATGTTCTGGTATTTGCAGGAAGCTGCTAAAGATGCATACTTGCTTGGCACGGCCATGTTTGAGCTTGGTGATTACAATTTTGGTGGCGGGAGCGTGAACCTTGAAAACGCGATCCCGACGCTCCAGGAGATTGTGACGCAGTTGATCCCAATAGCACCAGAGACTCCAGTTGACAGTGATGTTCAGGTAGGCATTCCGTACATGTCTCAGAACAACAAAGTGTCCGCAAATGACTCGTCTACAGATTGTGGAGCTGCCTGTCTGGCAATGGGCCTGAACAGTTATGACGAGGATGTCACCGTCAACGACGTGTTTCGCAAGACCGGTGCTCAACCTGGCCAACCAATCTCATTTGCACAACTGCAAACTGCGGCAGTTGCCTTTGGATACTATCTCGAAGACAAGCGTGACCAGACACTGTACATCTTGCGAGCGATGCTTCGAGATGGTGCACGCATAATCTTATTGGTCAACGCGCGATATATCAATCAACCGGGCAAGAGCACACCCTACTTAGGCCCTCACTACGTCGTACCTGTCGGATACCTATCAGATGGTACGATCAAAGTTCACGACCCGAATAACTTGCCGGCGGTCGTTCAGCCTAACCTCGACGTGGCGTGGGGCGAGTGTCACGAGCAGGACAACAATCCCGACCGTGCCATGTTGGTGCTTCACAAAGGCACACCCATAGAACCTCCTATAGAGCCACCAACCACCACGACCGCACTGAGCGGAGTTAGTACTGCAGAAGCACGTCCTCTGACCTCAGTAGAAATTGAAGCATTACGTGTCAGCAGGGTGCCAACTGCCAAATTGCTCACGGTCCAGGATCCAGAGGAAGCGCGTGTACTTGTTGACCAGGTACGAAGTGTTGCAAGCATCAAGTCTGTAATCGCACGCTTGATGTTCCCCGCAAATGTCGACAGCCCATTCACATCCCAACAATTCGTTGACTACTGCGGTACTCCTGCGCTTGTCTTTTACAGTGAAGGGATTCGATACTTCGAGGTGCACAACGAACCGAATCTGCTTGGAGAAGGTTGGAAGTGGAACTGGGCCAACGGAGCGAAGTTTGGGGAATGGTTCAATGAGGTGTGCCTTATCCTGCGACGCACAATGCCGAATGCATTATTTGGCTTTCCTGGACTATCGCCTCAGTTCACGAATACAGACTGGTGCGCTGCGAGTGACAGGTTCATACAAGAAGCCAGCGCAGCGGTTGCGGGGGCCGATTGGTTTGGGGTGCATTCGTACTGGCAAGATCGAGGAGTTGGTCACTGGCAGATGGACTCCGAGGATGGCGGGATGTATTGGCGATCGGTACAGAGGCTGTTCCCGAACAAACTCCTGATGCTTACAGAGTACAGCTGTAACAGCCCCATCGTACCAGATGTAGACAAGGCACTGATGTACACCGAGTTTCTAAAGAAGTTGAAAGGTATGAAAGCAGCATACGCATTCTGTCTGGCATGGCCAGGCAAAGACACGAATCATGAAGGGTGGGTCAGGGATGGTGTTATGACACAGATCCCACAGGTGCTAGGGCAGCTTTGATTACTACTGATATAACAATCCTTTTAGTGGGATCCGTTTCTCTGCAGTAAAGGAGAACGAGCTTCGCGATGGCAACAAACTCAGGTTCTAGCCCCTGAGAATCTACGACTCTCAAACAGAGCTTCTCAATCTTCGATCTGTGGTAGAGTGACACATCGAAGATTTCTTTGTGCCTACTCACATTGCCATCGAAGGTCCTAGCAAAACAGTCTGCATCCATTTGTGATGAGGTGTACAGATGGACACATATATATCCCCTAGGATCAACATAGAAGTGTGTCCTACTGAGTAGTTCGGTTATACGTGCATCTTTTCCATTGTACCCCATCTATAACCAACCTCCGCATCTGCCTTCCACACTACTTCAGGGAAGTACTTACCTCCCGCATCGAGTAGAGCCCCCACAGCCAGTCTAGCAGCTTCGTCCTTATACTGCTCTGGTACCTCAAATATGATTGAATCGTGGACGGACATTCTAAAGTTGCCATGACACACATCAGCAATCACGGGTCTAATGTCTAGCGCTGCATGCTCAACCATATCAGAGGCAGAGCCTGCCACCAACGCGTGCAGAGCCGCTTTCCTTGCATCTTTGATGTTTACGTCGTTGATGTAAGGGATTCGGCGGCGCCTACCAAACCTCGACTCGACATACCCCTTCTTCTTCATTGTATCGAAGCACTCTCCTTTGAACGCGACGAGAACGGGCATAAGCTTGTTATACTTAGCAACGAAGTTTCTAGCAACGTCAATAGGTAAGCCAGCATCCTGCGCAAAGCTAAACTCGTTGCCACCGTACACCCACGAGAAGTTGAACATCTTGCACAGGACTCGCTGTTCCTTGGTATACTTCAGACCATACATTGCGATGGCAACTTCAGTATGAAGGTCCCTACCATCCCGATATACACCAATGAGGAACGGATCTCCACAGTAGGCCGCTGCAACTCTTAGTTCAGCCTGGGAGACGTCTGCAGCAAGGAGGACACACCCCTTCCGGGCAATATACGCATCTTTGACTAACTTGCCATAGGGTTCACCCGAACGGGGAACGGTCTGGATCGCAGGGTTTCTAACCGAGATCCTACCCACTTCCGTTCCACCAATCTTGGTGTCGTAGTGCGCCAAGTCGTAGTAGTCGAGTACCTCGAGAAGGTTGTCAGCATATGACGCCCTCATCTTCTCGATCTTACGATGCCTTGACAGGAGGCTGACCGCAGGATGCTTGCCCTTTAGTTGCATCAGAGCGTCCTTATTCGTCGAGTTAGGTTTTACCTTTCGACCCTCAGGATGTGGTAGCCCAAGTACGTCGTAGAAGTAGTGGGACATCTGAGGTGGAGAGTTCAGGTTCGTAACGTGGGGAGAGGCCATAGCAAGGAACTCGTTCTCGATCTGGGCGAGCTCTACATTGAACTCGTCACCTTCCTTCTGGAGGTACTCTCTGTCAACCTGCAGTCCCTCAATCTCAGCCTGGGTGTACATCTCCTCCATAGGCATAAGGGTCTCGTAGAAGAGTTTACCGGGAGGTGTTCCCCGAAGCTGGGCCTCAAATATGTGCTTGAGGCCAAGTGTACACGTGACGTCCCATGCGACGTACTGGCAGAGCACACCCCATGGTATCTTAGAGTACTGATCGTTCCGGCTCTTGAGATACTGATGGAGTCCGACTTCGTAGTCAGGAACATCGAGGTGCTTAGCAGCTAGGCCCTTTAGGTCATGATATGACCGAGCCCGAGTCGCGGATCCTTCTTCCTTTTCGGATCGATCGTCCAGTGCATTGTGTGCAAGCATCGTATCAAAAGTACACACGGCGCCATGTTCGAGTTGGTAGCGAAGGAACTTCATATCGAACTTGGCATTGTGTCCAATGTATTGTGCCTGTGGCTGAGACCAGAACGTTTTCCAGAACACGGAGTCTTTAGTGGAGTAGAGGAGGTCACCTGGAGTCTGGGGGTGTGCTCCGGGGACGATAAAGACCTTTCCTGTTTCGACGGCAACCGCCATGCAGAGAATGTCATCAGACATGAAGTTCGTCTGGTCGGTCTCTAGGTCATACGAATATTCAGAAAATCCTAGTAATTTGCCTAAGTCTTTTATTACTTCAAAACCTGGTGTAGATAAAGGCGATTTTGGGCCTTTTTTGAACTTACGCAAATCTGTAAGATAATCTCGGGCAATATCGGGGTCACGCATAACCGCACTGGGATGATATGTGCTCAGTGCATTGCCAACCCAGCGGCCATGGATTGTTGTCTTGGAGGTGTGCTTGTCCTCAGGACCTAGAACAGCATCGCGTGCAACTTCACCAGTGATAAGAGTAGGTAGGGGTGTGAGCTCGGATAAGAGACGAGGGCGGCAGCACGAAGCCGCAGCTTCCAGAATCTCTTTCTTAGTTTCATCGAGTGCTGGAGGCATACATAATACTGCGTTCGTGATGTTGCATTCTTCACGAGACAGGCCTGACGTCTTCCAGAAGAACTGTCCTGACTGACCTACTAGGGCTAATCCTTGATCTACTTCGGTCTTCCACGGCGACTCGGCAACAATCCAGTACTTAGCACCCTCATGCAGCTCCGTCGGAACCATGGGTTGCTGTCGGAGAGGACATGCATCACAGTTAGCGTGTGGGGCCTTTTCCATTCTTCGACATCCTCCACAAATTCACAAGGCTTATGATGAGGTTGAGTACTACCGAGATTAGCAACGGGTACTGTTGGGTGTAGCCAATGAACACACACCAGATGATGCACGAGAGTATGCTGATCCAAGGTCCCAGTATGGATCTCTTTCCGTAGTACCACATTGAGAGCAGTCCTACTCCCGTCGCCAATCCCGATAGAAACCAGCTCATGGCAGCCTCACGAAGTGCATGAACTCGGCCTTGGCGGCTGCATTGCTTAGGAAGGCCCCCCGCATCTCGGACGTAACGAGATTGGCCTCGCGTTCACGAACTCCACGACACGACATACAGGTATGCTTGGCCACCATGATGACAGCAACACCCTGGGCTTCGAGTTTGTTCTTTAGGTACGTTGCGATCTCGGCGGTGAGCTCTTCCTGTGTCGTGGGCTTTGTCGCGCACCATTGAACGATGCGGGGCATCTTGCTTGCACCAATCATGAGCTTGTTGGGGAGGTATGCTGTCCATGCATAGCCCACGTAGGGCAATAGATGGTGTTTACATATGGAACTGAAGGATATTGGACCAGCAGCAATCATCTGGTTCACTTTGGTAGGGAATACTGTGGCTTGGAAAGGTGGCTCGAACGTTGCCGCCATCGAGTACTCTTCGAGGTACGCGAGGAATCTCTCCGCCGTACGCTCTACTGAGTCATCCCACCTGAACTCTGGGAACATGTGGTTCAGGATGGTCACCATAAGATCCTGGTCACTTTTCGTGGCGGTGTTGGGCTTTCTTTTTGTCATGTTTCCATCTCCTATATTGTACTGTTAACCAGTCGATGGTCTGGCTAACCACCCCCTCGGCTGCAATGACGAGTAACATAACTATGAGGGTCAGTCCGACGAGTCCACCCATCGTCGTGTAGGCCCCGAGGTTCATCGCCGCCTTCTGAACAGCTTCGTTACTTTGTCAGCAAGCCAGTTGAGTATGGCGAACTCTACCGAGATTATAACACACAATCCATAGAGTAAGTAATCCACTATACTCCTCTTCTTCGGCCCCAGAGCATTGCATGTAACTGGGGCACGATCCTATGGTTCTTGAAGTACGGATCCGCCTTGACCATGTCGAGAATCTTGAGGGTTGACGCAACAATGTCGGTGACAATGTTGTCTGATTGTAGGGGTGTGCCTACGGAGAGAACCAATGGAATCCAGCCGTCATCCATGGGTACACGGACTGTGATCTCCTCCTCAGCCATCTTCGCGAACCCAAGATCGTCGCGAGTGAAGATGACAGTCTTTATCGATGTTGAGCCCTTACCCCTCTTGATACAGCGATCGACGACGACCTGTGCGATGATATCCCATTGTTCTCTGTCGTACATCGATCTCATTCCGCTACTGGGAGGCTTTGGTGAATAGACCAAGTGGTCGATAGCGATGACGGCGTTGGTGTACTTGGGAATCCACTGTGTCTCCATCGATATCTTGTAGCCCGCTTGGTGTAAGGCCATCACCAACTCGTCGTCGAGGAATAGTGAGGGGTTCCCTCCCGAGAGTACAACCCAGCCTGCTTCGCCGGGGAGTACCCTGAGCGATTCGACGATCTCGCCGACTGTCATATGGATTACGCTCCATCCCGGGTACTTTGGGTCGACTGCGTACTTGGTGTCACACCAATCGCAGCTAAAGTTGCAACCAGTAAATCGTACAAACTTCACGATCTGACCAACGAACACACCCTCGCCTTGCAACGTTGGGCCAAACACCTCATTGATCGGATATGTGTTCATGCTTAGCCTCCTCGTTCATCGCGTGTACCGTGATTCTCGCTGCCTCGGGGCCTATCAGTTGTGCATACTCGATGACGACCCCTTGACCTCGAGGAAAGGTAACATCTATGAGTCGGTTAGCAAAGAACCCGTTGTGAATCTCGATGTTGGTATTGGGTTCTGGGATTACTTCAATGCAGTCGACATCGAGAGTCGAAGCGTGGTTGCCATTACTAAATCGAAGTGTGACCTTCATGTTAGCCTCCTGCCGAGATCACTGCAAAGAGTACAATGACAAATATAACAACGCCAATCCAGATCAACATTGGTCTACCCTCACGACGTACTCAGCAAACGACTTTGGGGTCTCCGAGACGCGCACGCCTAGCGTTTTGATGTTGGATGGCATAGCCTTGACTAATGCATCTCCAATGTAGGTCGCAATGTTCTCGGCCGTGGTTCGCGCGCCCAAGTGGAAATACTTGAGTTCTGTTCCCTGGAGGATCAACGCTAAGTACGTGGACTCGTAGTCGTTGGTGAGGAAGGAGTGGTCCATGGCATCGATGATCGGTTTCACAAACGAATCGAGCTCGCCGTAGTCCATCACCATTCCATCATCGGTGGCCCCAGGCACTTTGTAAACGCTTCCTTTAAGCCAGACCTCGACGGTGTAGGTGTGACCATGCAAGTTACGACACTTGCCCATGTGCCCTTCGAGCTGATGTGCAGCATCGAAAGTATACGATTTACCTATTCGCATGTATGGCATGTCAAACCTCCTCGCTACCTGGAAACCGTGGGTAGCGACAAAACCAGTCTGGCCACTCGATTGGGATGTCGTACACGATTGGGTCGATCAGTTCATTCACCTTGAAGGCGTTGATTCGTTCCACGCAAGTCGGACATTTGCCACATGCCACTGGTAGGTATCCTTTGATTGTACTGGGTTCGGTCTGTAATTTGGGATCGTAACACGACCAGGTCAAACCTAGCGGCACCTTCAAGTGGAGTGCGGAGTACACAACATCAGCCTTCATCATCCATTCAATGGGAGTTATGAGGCGAACTTCGTGGTAGCTGCCCACATAGATGGCGTTGGCCATCGCACCGATGAATTCCGGGCTACAATCTGGGTAAGCCCAGTGGTGTGCGTCTTCTGCATGCATGCCAGCGTAGACGAAGTCGCACTTGTTGGTAATCGCAAGCGTTGTTGCCATGGAGAGCATGTTGGCGTTGCGAAACGGCACGACGGTCGGCGAGGGGCCAACGCCCTCGTCAATCTCCTTGTAAGTCAAGACAGGCATTTCGACTTCGCCCATCAAAGCACTCCCCGCACCACCGAAGATGTCCGGTAACACGATGTAGTGCCTCTTGATCTTATAATACTTTGCGACAGCCAGAGCTGCGTCTGACTCCACGTTGTTGTGCTTCGACCCATAGTAGAACGACGCGGCCTCAGCCTCGTCACAGGCCCTCAGCGCCATAGCGAGGGTCGTCGCTGAGTCGATCCCACCCGATAATAGAACCATTGCTTTCGACATTTTTGCACCCTTTCGAACCGAATGGCCAACAAGCCGTTGGCGTGGCTACTTCCGTACTTTGTTGAATTGAAGAGTACCACGATTGAGTTGGTAGATCCTCGTCTCACCGTCTACGACGACCTCTGCCCGTACGTTTGCTTTTTCTGCCTGATATGGGGATTCCAACTCAGTAGCGGCGGAACCCAGTTCCTCTAGTTTCTTCCACCAACTCCTCAGAATGTAGCGATCTCTGACATCCATTTCAACCTCCTTGTTTAGGTTTGGGTCGCTTCTCTTTCCTCATCTTCGCGAGCTCAGCCTTTAGCTTCGCGAGCCTTTGTGCTTCTTGTCTCTTTGCCTTTTCTGCTAGTGTGTCAGCCATTATGTCACCTCGAATGTCTCGACATTGGCCCGGAGAATGTTGGTGGAGATGTCAAGACCCGACTCGGCCGCTTTAGTCAGGTCAATCCCGAAGGCCCACATACCATCTACATTCGTGGGCTTGACTATGTACTGGCCCTTGTTCCCTGTGGCGACGTCTCGTTCATACAGCTGTTGCTTGATTGCTTCTCGGTCGAGTACGGGGGCACCAGCAAGCCTACGATTCCTTTGCCACCAGAAGTACGCCGTAGCCAGTTGGAAACGAAGTATCCCCGAACCTTCCATTTTCCAGAAGAAGTCAGTCCTCCTCCGTGCCGCATTGTTCACGACAGCCTCGATGAACTCATCTGCTGCCACTTTGCCGCGACCCATCTCCGGCGTCCAGACGCTCCTTAGAGCGTGGTCAAGGCACACCCCCATGTCAGGTACCAATACGTTTGTATGTTCGCAAAATGAAAGGACGCCGACGGTGATCACAATCATGTTGTTCCTGACACGAGTCGGTAGCGGCATGGGAAACGCTTTGAGTACTAACTCTCGGGCCCGAATAAGATAAGGGCTAAGTGCTGTTTTCAGTGTATGTTGGATATACCCAAGCGCGAACTGTTCAAGAGGTTGAGACTCCAAGGCAAGGAACTGATGGTAATGTTCAGACCCCTCTACGATTGTCGATGGAGAGGGGTGGACTGCTATTATCCTTTCCATAGCTGCAGCGTCTGCAACCTGGTCCTCACCATCGACTGTGAATGGAGCAATGAGTGGGTAGTCGGTTGTTGTCTGGTCGGCACGACCTCTAACGTCATGACCAGAGTCGTATGCCATAAGGATGAACCGCAATATCGTCTGTTGGATTGATGCTCTATATTCAGAGAACGAGACGGGAGTTGTATTCGACGAGCCTAGTATCGCCAACATCGAAAAGCGTGTCGTGGTGCAATCCCATGTACGCGGTTCACAGTACCCCATTAGGCGCTGCATTATGCGTAGGGTCGCGGTCTTCCCGGAGCCTTTGGTTCCATACAAGTTCAGAATGGGGAACCTAAGGTTCTCGGCTTCGAAGTGGGTCTTGTACGGACAGGCCATGTACCAACCAATAATTGGCCAAATGACTTCAGGGACGTTGATCTGCGGAATTGTTTTCCAGTCAACACCCCCCTCGTCGGGGATATACCGAGTACGAGGATGTTCCCTTCCGAGGTCGAGATACACGTAGGGAGCCTGTACACCATCGACACAAGTATCTTTGGAGATACATTGTGTTGGCCCAACATAGTACTCCTTGTGACGACCGAGGACTGTGGTTGCTCGGGTCTTGGGTAGGCCCTTATCTTGGAGTTGTTGAAGTAAGTACGGGAGTAGCGCTCTGATGTCATCGTCCTTACCAAGCCAAACCCACGCCAACGCGTTCAGCGTCTTGTCAATGTCTCTACGACTGTTGAAAGCACTACGACGGAACTTGACTTCCATCCATACATGACCTTCTGCTTTGACATCACATACTATTGCATCTTCTGCATTCTTGTCTTCATCGGTATCACCCTGCAAGAGTAGAGTGGGCACTAAGATGAATGTCGATAGGGGACGGCGACCCTTGGCTGTTTCTATGAAGTAACCTGTATCGGTTTCTGTTATCCCGAACGTTTTCTTGGCCTCACCCTTCGCGTGAGCCCGTTCCAAAGTATGTACAATATAGTCTTCGGCGTTAGTATGGGGATCACGATACTTATCGCCGCAGGGTTGAAACGTATAAAGCGTTCGGATAAGTCGTTCTGACGCTCCACTATTGAGAAGAGATGTAATGATTGCCCAGTCACGGCGCGATCGATCACCTCCATAACCTCTGGTGTCTCCAGTTCTAACCTTATGTCTCGTCTTACCATCGAGAGCTGCAAGTACCTTGAAGTCGCAAATGTCATACGCCACTTGGCGTTGCTGGCGAAGCTGAGCCCGAACACCAGAATATTTCGTATTGATTGTACCTGGAACACGTAGAAAACGATTGACGTTGAAACACGAATCACCCCCAACGTCGTCAGCAAGAGCTTTGTTTGCATTTTCGATAACCTCCTGGTCAACACACCAGGTAGTGAGCGCCCAGTACAGATGCCATCCACCACCACTGTGCACGATGATACTTGGTGGATAGGTACATTGGTTGATGTTGAACTCTGTATTGTCGACGTCGACCCAGAGAACTCTAGTTCCGTAGACGTCGGCCTTCTCGGACCCTCGAGATTTACGAAGGGCGACACCGAAGTATGTGTCTATCTCTGTGTTACCTGTATCGATGAATTCCGTTGAAGCTGGAATGTACCTGCGAGGGGGGCTGATCGCTGGTTGCCATATCTCTATGAACGTACCCTGAGGTGGATCCTTGAAGATGATATCAAACATGATGCCTCGTGGGAGCCAGGATAGGCTGGCTCCCTGGATTCTAGGTGAGTTTGGGTTTAGGCGTCGTAAGGTGACTTGGCGCCGTACCTGGCGATGCGGGCTGCGTCGCGGTACTCGGCTTTGGCCGCCTTCTTGAACTCCAGTCGGCACCAAGCTTCTTGCCCCAGAACCTCGCTCTTGACGATACGGAAGGAACCCTTCTCGGGCTCGACGCCGGTGAAGGCTTCGTAGCCGTCGTAGGTCCGGAACTTGGCGTCCGTCTCGAGCATCCAAGTCTCCCAGACTTTCTTGTTGATGAACTGGGGCGATGCTGGCATGTCGATGATGGTGAACTCCATGTTGATCATCCTGTTGCCGGCTGTTGAGGTTGCACCCTTCATGCCGGTAACCTTTAGGAGGGCAACTCCCACCGGAATCTCACCAACACCGGTAAAGTCGACCACGAACTCGTCGGCATCGTTCTCGGCCCCGCCGCCGGCAGGTGTGATGACTACGAACTCTTCCTCGATAGTCGCGCTGGGAACGGGGAAGATTGGATCATGAACGGTAAGGTCAGACATGTTCAGTTACTCCTTTTTTCGTTTGGGTTTGGTTTGTGCAAGCCGTAGGAGCCTCGTCCTATCCCGAGGTCCACGGCTGAACACGCTACTTGATCTCCAGTACGTCTAGGACCTTGCTCAGGGTTGGAGCAGGCATCCATCCTAGTCTCTTTGCCACGTACTGTTGCTTGGCGTCGAATGGACCTAGCTGATCAAAGTACGCGATGTTGATTGCGTCGGATTGGCCACGCTCAGCCAGCTTGGTCCTCATGTCGGCCGGGATCTCATTTGTGCGGACGAGGCGGATCTGTGCTAACATGTAGGCAGGAACTTCGACCCTACCCTGACCCCATAGCCAGACAGTAGAACGAAGGTAGGCACCACTCTTGTCCCTCCGCTCGTCCTCGTGGCATGTAGTGAAAACGTGCATCGGTAGCTGTTTGTACTGCGAGATCATGTTGATGAGCGCCATCAGAGTGGTACCCCACTCGCGGAGCTCCACCGCCGCTAGCTCGTCGCCGGGATGCTTGTCAGCGTTGCCGGAGAACTTCTTGATGTACATGCGTTGGAGTTCAGTCATACAATCGACGGCAACGATAGATTTGTATGGGGGTGTGAGCTGGACCTCGAGCTTCTCGCACATGGTGACGAAAGGGTGCTTGTCGGGTTGACCTTTGAGCAGCCAGTCATGCGGAGCGTTGAGGTCGTCGATTCTGTCAATATGAAGGATGGTTGGTAGGTGTGCATTGTGGCGGATCGATTCCGGGTTGCCACCACAATCTAACCAAAGCATTGGAGTCGTACGAGGATCTTCCATCCCCGTCCCCAGGAGCGTTGTCTTTCCTGTTCCTGGGTCACCATAGAACATAATTTTCGCGAACGCCGATTCAGGTTTGAATGACCTCATTTCTTTTCTCCTAGCCAGATGAACGGTACTCCTGCCTCTCGCAAGAGCCCGACTAGCGAATCCGGACCTCTTAGTTGCATCGGTGAAATCCCGGACCGTAGCAAATACGGTGCCATCGCGATTGTTGCGTGTATCGCTAGGTGTATCCACTTGTGAATGATGATGAGATTGTGTGGGTCGTTGTTCGACTTGATACCATCTATGTGGTGGACATGCTCCCACGATTCCAAGGTCCGGGAGTCTACAAAGTCGATGGCAAGGGCTCGATGAACAGGGAGCCCACGGACCTCGTCCCATAGATAGCCATCTCGTATGGCTTCCTTCTGGTACTTACCTGGCTTATCGTCGACAACCCACACGTCATCCCTGTTCATCCCACACCAAGTGTTAGGTACAAGCTCAGACGACCACCCGCAACGTCGAACTCTGCCCTTTCGCCGTCGAACAGGGAGGCGATGCAATCAAACGCCCCTGCAAACCCGTTACCTAAGACGATGTTCTTGTCTTCGTCAGCGTGAACCCAAGTAACTGTGCCAGAGACACAGAATGGGCCACGTGCAAAGACCCAAAACTTTGCCTTTGGGTAGATACTACCCAGCTGAGGTAAGCTGCCAGGGTGCATAATGCACCTCCTAGTACAATCTTGGCTTCGCAACCACCACATGCCCCACTCGTACACACGGCATCTCCCTTACAGAACTCTGGTTCGTCATCGCACGCGGTTGCGAAGGTTAGTAAGAATGCGACTAGCAAAACCAACGACACGATTCGGTTCACTTCATCCTCCTTCGTCAAAGGTTATTTCTTGTGCAACAAGGTCTGCGTCGATCCCGTCACCTTCGTCGCCTGGTATGAAGGCATCAATCTCTTCGGTCTTCTCGCGGTACTGGGGGCCGTACTCCTCGGCCAGGATCTTCTCCTCTAACTCCGGATGGCCCTCCTGAGCTGCCTGGCATGGTGAGTTGAATGAACACCACAGACAACGTATCCAATCCGGCGAAGGATAGATAGTTGGGTTGTGGTCCATGTCGTGAGCCGTCAGGTAGAGGTTGCCGGCGGCGACCTGTAGAGCACTCTGACTACGCATGGATGGAATCTCGAAGATGTACTCGCTCCATCCCTTCCACAACAGTTCGTCAAGTTCGGTTCTGTAGTCGGCCTCGTTGAAGCCATGCTCCTTGATTGCAGCCAGGTAGAGGTCGTAAGTCGTCGCCAGGTTAGAGTGTATAGCCTTGCTCAGGCGGCTACCGTTCTGTACTAGCGGAGGGCTCTCGGGTGCCTTTTTCATCAAGAAGCGGTACTGGATTCCTACCACCGGCTTACCAAGCACTTGCTGTATTGCCCACGCATAACTAGTTAGCTGGTCGTCGTTGTCCAACCAACTCTGAACGGGTGCTCTGGACGTCGTCTTGAACTCGCGAAGCCAAAGGTTACCATCATCCTTGTCTTCTAGGACTTGGTCGAAGCGACCTGAGAGCTTGTACTTCATGCTGTAGTATGGTGCATAGGGAACGGGAAGCCGTATTGGTCCGAAGGAGATCTCCGTTGCGAGAACTTTCCACTTCAAGTCTGGTTGCAGAGGGCCCGTGACCCATGAATGGTATGACATGCACATTGCATGCCCAAGATGAACCGCTTCAACAGTCTTTGCCCCCCAGAGATGACCTTCACGCTGCTTGAAGAACGCGACGCACCTATCGAAGGCGTCGACGGGAGTCTCACCCGTTTCATAGTAACTGGCGAGCGCATAGTGCACACCCTTACCAAGAAAGAAGTGAATCGGTGTCCTGTGTAGCGCTAGGTTCATTCTCAAGGGACTAGAGTAGTTCCAGTCCTGCCTACATGCCTTAAACTTCTTGATGTCTGAAATATGGAATTCTATCTCACACCTCCTATCTATACTGTGTACATAGGAACTTGAAACATCGTCTCATAGGATGCGACGTTCCTCTCTAATGTGTTTGAGGTAGGATTCGAGAAGATACCTTACCGATCTCTTTTCGTCGATCGTACTGGCGATAAGAGTATCGACCGTTCCTGGAGTCTGCAAGTATAAGATCTCGACGGGATGTTCCGAGTCGATGCGATGGATACGGGCTGCGGCTTGATCCATTGATCTTGTCGACCAGTGCGAGTCAGCAAAGATCGCCATCTTAGCCTCTTTGAGGTTGATCGACTCGGACATCGTTGCGATTGTACCTACGATACCACGGATGGCTCCACTTCGGAATCTCTTAACGACCTGCATTCGCTGAAAGACCTTCACGCTACCACTGATCGCCTCGAAGCCATCGAGTAAAGTCGGAAGGGTATTCGCAAACTCCCTTGACGTAGTGAAGATTACCATGGGCTCACCATGTTGCGCACAGAAGTCGTAGAGCCACATTGCCTTACCAGAGATGATGTCAACTGCTCCCACGAGACCAGGGTCCAATGCAATCTGTCTAAGGTAGGCAATCCTTGCTAGTGCACCACTGATAAACAAGGGATCGTCAAGGTCAGGGTGCGTTGGCAGGAAGGTCTCAACCTTAGCTTTCTTGTAGAGAGCGGCTTGCTCCTCCGTCATTGCGACCTTGACGACGGCACTTGTGATTGTGGGAATGTCAGGTCTCACGTCGACTTTAGTTCGACGCAGGCGGTATGGCTCGAGCTCCCTGGCAAATGCTTGGGTGTTGATTGACACAAGAGTCTTCCGATGCTTGTACCATCTCTCCTTTGTGTACATCTTGGCGAATGTCCAAAACGACCCAAATCTCTCCTTGTTGAACCAATGGAGGATTGTCCAGTAATCTCTGGGCGACTTGTCCATCATCGTCCCTGTAAGTGCCCACTTGCGTAGGGTCTGAAGGGATAACAAGGACTTCGTCATCTGCGCTGAGCGTGAGGCAAAGCGGTGTGCTTCATCGGCAATAATGAGACTCCACACACCAAGTTGCCTAAGGATGGCAGCCCTGTCGTTGAGGACAACGTGTGTTTGTCTGGAGCGTGGCGTCATCAACATCTCGTGGTAGATAATGAGGTAGTGTCGTCTACCACTTCCGTTGCCACTGAACCAGCTATGGACTTTACTGTAATCAAACTCGCCTCCCGTAGCGACCTCGACCTCAGCGTACGGATCCCACGTGTTGATAGTCTTCGTCCAGAACTCAATGTTGAGTGGTCTAGAGATCACGAGAATAGGGCCTGCGATGGGCACCCGCATCGCTCCTACGATGGCTTGAACTGTCTTGCCTACACCCATCTCGTCCTCGAGTAATGCACCCATCCTCTTGGCAAGAAAGTTTGCACCCTCTTCTTGGAGTGGAAGGAGTTGATTGCTCACTGGTGTCTCCCTGTGTTGAACCAATAGTACAACGCATGACGCAGTGCGTCCTTCTCGTGCTCGGACTTTGGCAACGTGTATCCTGGAAGTACCTGTGCGATCACGTTCGGACTCTCAAACGCCTGCTTGCACGACGCCATTTGTTCGACCCACTCGATATTGTGCAGCCAACACAAGTACTTGATGATGCCTGCCTGTTCCGCTGCTGGCATCTTCGATCCGATCTGGCTCAACGCCTTGTGCGGGTAAAGTCTCCAAGCCTCGATGACGACAATGTTGGGCTTCGTGGACTGAAAGGTTTCAGCAACCCAGGCAAGCTCCTGATAGAGGGTCAGCGTTTTGGATCCAGTAACATGAATGTGACCTACCCCTAAACAGCACTGAAGTAGACAGTAGCCGGTGTTCTCTCCAGGATCGAATGCATGTATGTACATTGCTACCTCTCATCAACAGAAGAAACATGACCCTCCGACATGACCAAGTTAGCCCACTTTCCAGAAGAGCACAACAGCAAGTATGGCAACGAACGCAAATGGTACCTTGACCGCAAGGAGATACGTAATGCGTATCGTGCGATTTGATGGGAGCTGTACGCCGGCCTCTTTGATAATGAGATTCTCGACCAGTGTTGCTATGGCTACTACGATTATCCAAATAGCCACTTTGGTTACGAAGTTGCTATCAATGTAGATCCACATATTAGCCTCCCAACCGCTCTGCTAGGAACTGTGCATTCGATGTGACGACGCGAGGATCTTCAACCTCTACGTCTTCGAGGAGTTGCCATTTTACGTCTCCCGTTGCCATAAAGTGGTTGCGTTGTGCGGCTGCAACGGGCAACGAGGTGTCCCAGGACGCGACACATTGGTGACCTTCCATTTCTTGCCAACCACCCCAACACCCAAGCATGTGTATGTTGAGGGGTTTTGGAATGAAGCCAAGGAGTTCGAAACGGTGGAAGTCGGAGATACCCTGGTTGATTGCGACCTTGTGGAGGATCTTTGGGATACCAATTGTGGTTACAAGTTTAGTACCCCACAATGGCAAGCCGAAGAACTCACAAAGGCAACGTCTCCATTCGGGGAGAGTACTGCCCTGCGGAACGAACATGAAGTTGAAAGATGGATGAGGGAACAGTTTACGAATCTCTCCGAAGAAGGTGACTGCCGACTGAAGTGTTGCTTCGGCGTCCATGAGCACGTCGGGGATGACAACGAGGTTGGGATTTAGAACGTTGATAGCCGTCTCGACCTCTTCCATACTTGCAACGGCAACACTGTGATCGGAGATGTGCTGTACGTCGAGGATAACCCGACACCTTTTGAGTACCTTTGGAAGCGAGGCAAAAGGTTGCGGACACCACGACGCTTGGAAGAAGGCCGTATTGTGTGGAGACGAGAACGTGAGTAGTGGCTCTACTTTGCTTCCAACGACATACAACTTTGTCATGTCTGCCTCCATAACAGAAGGGCAATGAGCGCTATGATCGCTCCGCCGATAAGTATGAACGGCGCAAGCGGTCCAAGTGATACTACCAAAATCCAGATTCCTGCTGCTATCGCAAGGAGCATAAGAGCGTTTGCTATCGTGTTACACCTTCCTTTGCGGAGCGCACATAGCACACCCCACTGTTGTGATTCACAAGACGATCTTTTGACTCTGATCCAGGTAAGGTGGGTGCCTTATCTCGATTTCTTGCGCATTACGTGAAGGTTCCAAACGTTTTGGATCAGAAACGGACAGGTCGATAGAATCAATGGATACTGTCCGATCCATACGAAGTATGCGATCCAGAGAATGTTCCCGACTAAACCAACTGCAGCTCCAAGCCAGCTTCTGCGTCCGTAGAAGTATCCAGACAATAGCGCGACTAGTGTAATACAGACGCTAACTACATAGTATTGCATTGGCTGACTTGTTCCTTGGTGAGGCGGTCCGAGACGAGCGTAGCGTACCCAGCAATGTCAAGCCAGCTGTCGGCGTGATTGGGGCTCTGACTCAGTCTGACTAGCTTGACGAGGATGATGATCCACACAAAGCCCCATCCGCTTGGTAGGATCTTGTCAAGTAATCCGTGTACTTGGAACCAAGTGAGGAGTTGGCCTACTATCTCCCAAGCTTGGCCTGCAGGAGTGTCGTAGTCCTTTGCCTTCTCGTTGAGAATATCTCGGACCTTGTCTGTCATAGTTGTACCCCACCTTCTTTAGTGCGAAACGAGAACGGTTACAACGAAGAGGACTACGACGATGATCAGCACGACTGTGAGTCCGCTGATCATGTCAGTTGGGTTGATCTCGGCTCCAGTGATGATGCCACCCTGTAGTAACATATTACCCTCCGGTTATGGGGAGCAACACGAGGGCGTTGACCCCGTATGCGAGAACGCACAACCCGCAGGCTATTAGGGCAACAAACAGAACGAACGCGACGATTGTGTGTGTGTCTATCATTGTTAACCTCTCCTGTCGTATAGCTGGTCGGCCCTCTCACAGAACTCTTCAGATGGCCAAGTGGTGATTGGCTCGTCGTGCCGCTTGCCACCGATGTAGAGTGTAGAGTAAGGATCTCCGGGAACGAGGAGCATTGGAAGTCGTGCGTCTGAGAGTTCTACCCAAAGGGGGCTGCGGGCGAGTTCGTTGGTACACCTGAGGATGAGTTGGAGTTCGCCTTCCTCGCTGAACCCGATCTGAGGAAGGATGGAGGTGTGCTTCTGGATGATCAAAACGGCTTCCATAAGGTCTTCGTGCGTAAATTCCCAGTTGACCATGCTACCTCCTTAGTGGCGGTTGTAGGTACTCCGGGTGTTCCGTCGCCGGGTCTTCTTCTCGACTTGGCGTTTGTGCTTCCGAGCTAACTCACGTTTGTGGGCTGCGCTCCAGCTAACACGTCTACTGTTGTACGACATACTACCTCCTTAGTGGCATGGCCGGGCGACCTCGGCAGACAAAGAAGCCGCCCGGCTACCGACAAGGGCCCCACCACCCGGACGCCTGCCCAGACGTCGATGGCAGAGACCCAACATCGCCTACTCGCCGCCCTCGTCTTCGTCGTCGTCTTCGTCTTCGTCTTCGGCAAGGCTAACGTAGAGGGCGAAGTCTTGGAGGGTGAACGTCTCCCCGGACTTTTCGGCGTCCGCCACTTCGCCCAGTGCCTGAAGTGCATTGAGCACTTCGGGAAGCAGGGGCGTGACGCTCTCGGGGAGCTTAGCCTCGAGTTCGTCTCGGGTCGATTGTGATAGGAGAGCGTAGAAACCCTCCTCCGTTGCCAAAACCTCCTTGGCGCTTTGTCCAGTTATGTTCGACATGGTATCACTCCTTTGTCAAAGTATAATAGCCCGAGTCTGCACAACTCAGGCAATGCTCACTTGCTATTTGTTAGGGAGAACGGGAAAGGTTTGTTTGTATGCCAGGGAGTCGGCCCTAGCCTGGACTCTTGATACCGTCGTTCCCGTTCTCCCTTCATTGTCAACCTAACAGGCCTGCTATGGCCTAGAACACCCAGCCTGGCTGTCACCATTGCTGACCTGTTAAGTTGCTAAGGAGGCTAAGCGACCTTCGTCGTCGTCGCCGATCTCTAGTGATCACCAGTTCTTCTAGGGCAACGGCTTTACGTATCTGTGTGGCGTATGGCTAGCTAGGCCTGACCAACCACAAACGTTTCGTGAGCCCGACTCCCGCCAGTAAGAGGAACGTGGACTTGCAGGTCATTTACTCCAACAGGCCCGGCCACGTACCTACTGATCACTAGAGATCGGCGCGGGCGACCTGCGTGTCCATCGAATGCGCAGAGCACACCCCCATGTAACTTCACAGGACGCCTTTAGCCTTACTCTAAGTAAGGACGACGCTATTTGCTCTATTCCCTTAGCTACTCCATTCCCGGAGCACCTTCGGCCTACTTGTATGAAGCCTGGAAGCGTCGCCCTTACCTGAGCCAACACCTAAAGACAAGTTGTTAGGGGGTTCAAGCCGGTGCGAGTGCGCCCGCATCAAACTCGTCGTCGGACACGATCGACGCTGGCGCTTTGATGGTGTAACATACTGGAACTTCTCCCAGCGAATACTCAACGTAGTGTTTGAAGGTCATGAGGGTTGTGTTGGTTACTACGTCGACTAGCGAGTACGTATCGTGGACGTCGCCGCGACTGCCTGTGCGGCTTTTGACCTTTACTAACTTCAACTCCTGGTCCATGATGCACCTCCTTAGTGTGCTCGTTGTTCACGCTTCATCGTCGAACTCCAATGGTTCGGCGGTGAAGAGTGAAGGCCAGCATCTCTGCTGGCACTTACACTCGATTGTACGGCCGACGTAGTTCGTGTGACGCCGGCCGTGTATGCGTCGGCGAACTGGTCGGCTACTTGGCGGCGAAGACTTCGGCGGCTTCGGCGCTCGGCACGACGATGGTCTTGGCGGCTTTCGCCAGGCGGGCCCTCTGCTGGCGTTCGATGCGGTACTTCTTGTTGCGGACGGGGTCGTAGTTGAAGGCGGACTTGAGTTCCTTCACGCCTTCCATGTTGCGGATTGCTTCCAGTGCCTGAGGGGTGGCTTGGACCTTCATCCACTTGACCCCGCCCGGCGCGCCACTGCGACCCTGCGTCTTCGGGCGAACCAGGTACGCTTCCAGGTCGGCCAGGCGGAAGGCCCGGACTGGCTTGCCCGTCTTCAGCGACGTGGCCCATTCCGACTTGATGCCGGTGATTGGGGTGTCGTTCGGGACCAGGCCGGCCGCGAACGCTTTGTGTGCGGCCGATTGCATCTCGAACTTGGCCATGAGCTGGCGAAGCGTGCCTGTGTCCAGGTCTACGTAATCCGCAGCTCCCGTGATGTCGTACAGCGTCTTTCCATCGACCTTGTCCATGTTACCTTCATCCTCTCTTTTGGGCGTCTAGCCCTTGTTGTGATTGTGGCACGCGTGCGATGCGCGCGCTTGATGATATGATTATATAGGAACCGTTGTTTGATTCACCGTACTGAAGGTCATCAAATTTGGGTGATCTTTGTCATATGCGTTGTTTATTTTGGGTACTCCTTTCTAAAGTCCGTATGATGAGTGCCCTTGCGTGAGTTACAGGACTGGCATAGTGGCTGGATGTTTGTGATAAAGTCGGTTCCCCCTTCGGCAATAGGTATGACGTGGTCAGCAGTAAGGTCTTCGTCTCCCTTTCCACAACAAATACACTTGTTGTCATACTTCTCGAGTAGTGTTTGCCATTCTTCGTTCGTGTACGAACCCTCAGTGCCATGTTTACGTGCTCTTCGTGCTGCGTTGGCTCGTACTTGGGTGGTTATGTAAGTCTTGCGTGGGTGCTCAGCTCTCCATTGTTTGACTTGTTTCCTTGCCTCTAACCACCGGTCGTGGTACGTGGAAACTCGGTCCTTTTTCACCTGTTCATGTTTTGCCCGTCTTTCCTGGCACCTTTTGTGACTGGCTTCCATTGAGTCCTTTTGTTTTGCGATGCGCACGGCGTTTCGTTCTTTCCCGAGACGGTCCATTTCGACCTTGTTCGCAGGGGAGGAGTCTTCACGCCATAGTTTTCGGGCTGCCCTGAATGCTAGTTCTAAGTCACTAAGTGCCATCGAAATCTCTCACAGGCCCAACTCAAGCTGAACCATGTCCGCCTCCGACCCGACCTTGGTTCGATCTTCGATGTCTCGGACCTCTTCTGTAAGCCATTGGATGCGATAGTCATACTGTCGGCGACCTTTGAGCTTATTGCACTTTGGGCACAGTGGTTGAACGTTTTCGATGGTGTTGGTTCCCTTGTTGCTCCAGGAGATGATGAAGTCTGGCACAAGTACAATGTCCCCAGTATGGCAGCAAAGACACTGATAGCCGTATCGTTCTTTGAGACTCTCCCACTCCTCAGCCGTGACTTGGCCTTCTATGTTGTATATACGGGCTAGATAGTTGTACCGTGAGGGAGAACACTCGTGTCTCCCGGTTACCGAAGGTAGCTCAAGGCCCAGTGCATTGCACTCGGCTTCGATGCGGTCGAGCGTTGCCTTTGCTTCTGGTGTCTGTAGTGACATGTACCAGTAGTAGGCTCTCTTCCACGCTGACTGAAGTGGGGTAGGTCTACCTTGTTTCATGGTTAGCTCCCTGCAATGAGTGCGCCATGATTTTATTATATAACACTTTTTGTATTTCCGTAAGTGGCATTTGAAGGGATTTTTATGTGACGGTACCCTGACGTTTCTGTGACGTTGGACCTTTGTTTTTGATTGGATCCTTCCCAAGAAATACTGTATAATATATATAATATAGTTGTATATGTTTATTTTAATTTCTTCTACTATAGACCTAAACCAGTCGTTTACTTTACATCTAACCCCTCCTTTTTTTAAATGAACATCGACAACAATGAGTTATTTTACATTCATGTGTCCCCGTGCATGATTTCGGGTCCTACAAAGCTATGAAAAATTGTTTCCGTTCTCCCCTCGCTGGCTTACGCAAACATGTTCTCCCCCCCCCTCGCAATGCCATCCAAACATACTCGTCTCCGCCACGATCCCCTGTCCGCCCTGAGAAGATTGGGGTGTGCCACCCCAGCCAGCCAACGCCACAGCAACCAGCCACCGATCCAGTAAACATGGTGGGGGAGCCCTAGTCATGAAGCGGTGCATCCCGAGATGGGTGATGGGAGGGGGCCCGTGATCTCGCCGGCAACTAGGCAGACGGGTGGCCTGGGTACTCCTTCCAAGCTCGGCACGCCTCAGGCTGTTGCGCCCGGATCCCAACGGCTGCCGTGGGTACGTATTCAGTTATCCTACTAGACGCGTCTAGTGCGGCGGTGCTCTAGCCATCTTGGTCTCCTTACGTACTAACCTTTGTTACGCCTTGAGTGCGGCTTCCAACTCGTTTGCTAGACTTGCGAGTTGGAAGAACTTGACACGATGCTCTTCGTTGTTGCCGTCGTGGGATTCCCAAAAGGTCTCGGTGGCGATGACGACTATCGCCGCGAGTTGGGTAAGCTCTTCGTAGCTCATGAAGAGTATGTACTGCTGCGACGCGAATACCTGTCGTCTGACGAACTCGGTGTTGACACGTAACGTTGCCATCTTGACCTCCTTAGGTCGCAGTTCCTACGTACGCTCGTAGGTAACAGAGACGGCTCGAAGTTGCACACGCCTCGAGCCGTCGGTTGTTACTTACGAACTATTTAGTTAGTTGGCGCTACTACGTAGCGCGATCTGCTCGTCGGTGTCCTCGTCTAAGATGCCCACCTCGACGAGGGTCTCTCCGTAGGCCGTTAGTATCCCATCTTGTGGGATGTCACCGAGGTGGATCGGGACGATCTGGTCGTCCTCGTCGTCGGTCTCTGCGTTGTACGCTTTGCACGCCGTGATGATGTCCTTGTACAGTTGTTGCTTGCGCATGTTAGGCCTCCTTAGCCTGTTCTGCGACTACGCCGCCCCAGCGTCGTTCGTAAACTCTGGATGCGTCCAGTGCTGCTTTGAGCTTCGACATTGACTCATGGAATCGCATGTCGGTCCTGCCATGCGACCACGCGTCCACAACGACCTGCGCCAGTTGTCGAATCCTTCTCGCGTTCTTTACTTCTGCTTCCATGTCCACGTACTTGCTCATGTCAGGCCTCCTTAGCCTTTTCGTAGACTTCCTGTTGATATAGGATTTCACGGAGTTGCTCAATTGCTTCGATGTCGGCGTCGTTCTCGTTGCTGATGATGAGGTGCTCGCGTGGCGTCAAGTGGAGATCGGTGTCGATGCGAGCCGCTTCATCCTTACGATCTTCGTAGAGGCAAGCGACGCCTCTACGAATCAATTCAAGTTGTTTGGGTGTTAGGGTGACGCCCTCCATTCCGTTCTCGAAGTACGCGACAAGTTTCACTTTGCCTCCTCGGTCCACTCAGTGAGTTGATCCCACAGGTACCACCACGCGAGCGTCGCTTTCGTGGGGTTGTCGCCTGTGTCACTGCTCCACTCGTAGTCGGCCGGCACGTTTGCAAGGATTGCGTCGACGCGGGCATGCTTCACCGTCCAGTTGACAATTTCACAGAGCAGGTCGCTCATGGCGTCTTCGTTCCCTGGGGGGGCCAAACGCTGTTGCCAGCCACTGCTCCTTGGTCAGTGGATTTGGGGTGAACTGGCCACCCGTGCTCAGCGTGAACCATTCGTACTTGCCTTGCAGTGCTGCAAGGGCTTTCATTACTGTGTTCGTAGCCATTTCAAACCTTCCTTATCGAGATCTACCTGCCGGCGATCACTCTATCTAACATGAACGCCGACAGGACCAAATCGGTTCTTTGTGCTTCAGTCTTCGATAGGAGTCACTCAACATCATTCCTGAGTGGGTGACTCCTATCTGTTATTTAGTTGTGGAGAGACTACCTCTCGCCGATGCCCTTTCCTATTTCAAGCTTGGCGACTTCTTCGACCATGGGTAGTGCTGCGATCGCCTTTGCGAGTTCTTCTGGTGCACCCTCGAACTCGATGTGGTACTGGTAAACGATCGCGGCTTTGTGGCCGTCATCCATGTCGTGCAGGACTGCGGCCGACAGTGTTGCACCAAACGTTCCTTGTGTCTTTGATACGCTAGACATTCTAGTCTCCTTAGGTGTCTGCTCGAAACCGTGAGTGGAACCTATTCATGACTCTTAGGTCGTCGTAGGTTCCACTCCTACAATGTATTTGGTTGTGGGGAAGGTTCTAGGCGTCGTGGAGCTTGGCGGGCGCGACAGTGTCAACCTTGCGGCTGGCGTTGTAGCGGCGACGCTTCTCCGTGAGGTCTTCGGCGTCGTAGATCGCGTTGATGACCTCGGCGAGCGCTCTTGTGGGCTCTTCCTCGATGGGGTGGAACTTGTTCGCCAGCTTGAGGAACGCATCGCGGGCGTCCTCGGTCATGCGAATGCTCCATTCGTGGGCGCCGTCCGGGTCGCGGTGGCGGATCTGGTATCCGTCGATCGCGTCCGCGTCAACCATCAGACGCTGAATGTGTCGCACGTCGTCGAAGATGTACGTGTACTCGACTTCCTGCGACCGGATGATCGACATCAGCTGGGTGTTGTTGTTGGGAGCGAGGCCCAACTTCCCCATTGCTTCCTTCTTCGTGTACCATCGGTTTGCCATTTCATGCCTCCTTATCGGCAATCGAACTTGTCGTGGAAGAGGCAGTCAAGGTTATCGACTGCCTCTAATACTTTGCAGAACGATTCTTGTACTTCGAGAACGTCTACGAACGAGTCGGCTAATTCGCCTGTAAGGACGAGGTTTTTTGGTGACGTCACGCCCTCGTGTTTCTCATCGTATAGGATTTCTCGAGCTTCTAGAATCCACGAGTGGAGTTCTTGAAGTGTTATTCTTGTTGCCATCATGTCTCCTTAGGCGGTCCGCTTGTCCTCTAAATACTCGACGCAGGCTAATCCGATCACCTCCTCGACCGCGTAGTGGGCGTAGTTGTCGTCGGCGATGGGGTCTTTGTCGTTGGTGAGCACGTTGAGTGCGGTTTGGTGGATCAGCTTATATGCCCCTCCTTCGTGGAGCTGTTTGATGATCTCTTCGGTCGAGGGTCGGTGCTTGCCAGTTTGTTCTTTGGCAAGCCGAATGATCTTGGCGAATTCGATTCTCTTACTCATGTCATGCCTCCTTAGGTATGGTCTGAAGTTGCGAATCGTACACCTGGGCTCCCATCAGGATTAGAGCCTCTTTGGTGTCGTCGTGGCCGGCCTCTTCGAGTGCGGCCGTCCAATCGTAGATCGTCACTCGCGTTCCGGTTCTACGAATCCATGCTACGCGGGTTGTCTCTAGCGCAACCCTACGGCCCCGCAATCCGTAGGTCATTACGTTGTGGAGTTCCAGGAACTTGCCCAGATCTGAGATCGACACACTAGCCTTCTCTCTGTTTCTTGGTTCGTGCAATGCGACGCGTCCCGCCACTATACTTGGGCTTGAATGTCTTTCCGGCCCGGCGACCGGCACGCTTGAGATCGATCTGCCTCTTCATTTCAGTCTCCTTAGTGAAATCTCTCAGTTGGTATTCACACGACAGACCATGTCCGCTGACAGGACCGAATAAATTCTTTGGCAGAGCGACTCGAGCCTCACTTAGTAGACTCTACTACGCTCTGCTATTCAATTGTACTAGCGTCTACCTGCAAAGATCCGGAGCGGCAGCGCAGGCCTGCTGTGCCAGGGAGCCCTGGACCCCCTCGCCATACGCACTGGCCGCCCCGTCAATGGCGCGACTGTACACATCCTGGGCCGCGCCAATGAGGGGCACGGCCGTTGCGACATCGCTATTGAAGGTGTCCGGGCCACCCCCGCCTCCACTCTGGCACGCGTCCTTGGCGATGAGGAGCATCGCACCAGCAACTACGATCATGATTGTTCCTTTGACTGACATGTTCAGCCTCCTTAGATTGCGACCAGGGTCTCGAGTCGGACGATCGCCGTGTGGAGGCGAGCTTCGTCGACGACTCGTATTGACACGTATTCGTGTCCCGGTTCATTGAACATCTTGGCCGTTAGGTCATCGCGTACTACGACGACTCCGCGGACAACCCCGTCCGCGTCTTCCCACCAGAACTCAGGCATGTTACCCTCCTTCCCCCGTCGTTGTCGAGGTTCGCCTCGATGACCTTGGCGACATCTCGACTCTCGTACACGGCTTCGCACGCGTCGCTGCAGAACAGCTTCCCGTGCACGCTGATTGCGAAGTGACCTCTGCAAATCACCTTACCACACGACGCACAGTACCACATTATGCCCTCCACTCCGCCCACAGTTGGCTCTTGATTCGGTCGACGTACTCCTGATCCACAGTCTTAGCTGTGATTGCAGGCCGCCGATCTCCAAATGGCTCAGTAATGATTGCTGCTGAGCCCCGATTGAGGACGTCAGCGACCTTTCGATCGATGACACGATACACCCTTCGGACGAATGGCGTCATGTTGACCTCCCTGGTCAAGATCTCTCAGTCGGCATTCACGCTACATAGCATTCATGCCGACAGGACCAATAAAGGATTCTTTACAGAATCCTACACAGTTGCATACCTTGATGACCTTGTCGGCTTCACACCGATACAGCTCAAGTAATGTCAGTCAGCATTACACCGACCTCAGCTCCTTGAGCTTCGCAGGTAGCATCTGCTCTTATGCTTTATGGGCCAGGTCGAGAGCCTTCCCGGTGCGATGCAGTAGCTCTGTCGAAGCTACGTGTCGCATGCCCCAGAGGACACCGGCGGCTTTCACCCGGCCGCCCTGGATCAATCGATGCGTTGTAGCATCGAGGATCCCAAGGACCACCACCAAAGCGTTGGTGCTGAGGTGGGTTAGGTTGTTGGTGTTACCTGACATGTTGGCCTCCCTGGTCAACGGGCGCGGTCATAAAGCACGGAATACAATATCCCGTGGTTTACAACCGTAACAGTATTTTTACTGTCACTCAGGGGCATTCACCCAAAACAGGATCAAACATCGAGAAGCGGAGGCTGCAAGTCAACCAAAGAATCTCGACGTACCCTAGCCTCAACCTCCCTTGTAATCGCGGTGATTGTGTCAGCCACGGAGACCGACGCCATTGCGTGCGCCGCTTTGGTCTTCTCCTTCTTTGACACCACCGCAACGGGCCCGGAGCCCAACGAGATAATCGTCGTAAGGACGGCCAGACTTACCCCAAATTCCAAAGCAACGTCTTCAAGCGATACGGCGTCATCAGCGGCAGCGGCTTCAATTCCTAGCTGTATGCTGGAGACCTCATCAGTAGTCAAGGGCCGTCCTGCGAGGTCGGTAATGCTGGGCCTAGGCTGCTTCTTCGCTCCAATAAACAGTGGTACTCCTTCCTCACGTAGCGTCCTCAACACAATCCAGTACGTCAGGCCATTGAGATGTGCAACTTTGCGAGCTGATCCAAAGGTCTCATAGTCGTGAAGGATCAAAGTGCGGAGTTCTTCAGTGACCAAGTTGGGAGGTCTACCAATTGCGCGTGGATCATGAACACCAAAAGGCCTATCAAGGGTTGGCAGCAGACGGGGCGTGGCGTCCTGAGAAGACCCTGTGGGGTGTGCTCCTCTCCGGTCGATTGGTACGCTAGCCCTCCGGAGAATAAGGTAGAGAGTCGGTGGGTTCAGGGCGAGTTCGACACAAATGTCTGCAACATGAATCCCTTGGAGATACATCTCCACTGCTTCCTCGTCTCTTGTTGGTGCTTGGGTGCCAATGTCGTCTTCGTTGGGTTCGTACATTCCTGTAATCATTGTAACCTCCTGTTTTTGACAATTTATAAAAATTATACAACAATTTTTATAAATTGTCAAGCTTTTTCGAGACGGTTGCTACGGACCAAAAACACTGTTGCCACTTGCTTTATTTTGAAAAAAGCGTATAATTGATATGTAAAAAAGAACTATTTCGAGACTTCTGCCTACAAGCCATGGACTCTGACTACTTAGCGTTCGTAACTGAATGGATGGCGGAGCACCCTGACCTGGTAGAGGTTGAGCTTCGTATTATAGAGAAGCGCAACCGTCTCGCTAAGGAGAGGGCTAAGTATCCTGATCAAGAACTTAGAAACAGGATGAAGGCTAAGAAGTGGCAAGACGCTCATCCTGACGTTGTGAAGTCTGCTCAGGAGAATCGCCGAGCTCGCGTAGCTGGAAACGGTGGTTCATTTACTGCTAGAGGATGGAAAGAGCTCAGGAGGAAGTACGGCAATCGATGTTTATGTTGTGGTCATAATGACGTAAAGCTAGTCGCAGACCATGTTATTCCAGTTTCAAAGGGTGGGTCGAACGACATTTCTAATATCCAACCATTGTGTAAACAGTGTAATGACACCAAACATGTGGATAGTACCGACTTTCGGCCAGGAGCCGATGAGTGGGCAAGCAATGAGTAATAAGCAGCGACAGGCCATCCGTAAATTATTCAAAGAAGGTTTCACTGTGCGGAAGATCAGGAAGGCATTGGGTCTGACTGAAGAAGCCGACCAGGAGATTCTGAGGTTGTATGGAAGCCGTTTTCGTTTGGACCCGAATGAAGGACGAACCGGATAAGTGGTTCGGCCGATTCGTCAAATACGCGAAACCCCTTGGGACCGAGTACACGATCCAGAAGGCGTTTACCCTGTTCCGTCTTGAGTTGATCCGGCAGAGACTCGACGAATCCACTGGAGAAGCCATCCAAGTTTGGGCGAGTGTCGCAAAGGAATGGTTCTGGGAGGCGCGTGCGAAGCAGTGGGAAGGGGATGACCGACTTCAGACCCAGATCTTGTGGGAAGAACGTAAACGGGAACTCCTGGAGGAGGATTGGCTCCTCGGGGGCAAGCTTCGTAAGGTTGTCGCCCGGGCCCTTGACGACTTCGAGACGAAGATAGAGGTTCTCACTGCCGCCAACGGTGATAAGCTCGTCAAGCTCTCCGTTCCACTCTCCCATCTAGCACAAGCGTCTCGTGCTGGATCCGAACTACAGCGTCTTGCGGCGAATGCACCTACTGCAATTACAGAGGTACGTGCGCCTCAAATCTATTTGCCTGCGGTGGAGGAAGCAAAGAATGAGTCAGTTCACCTGGAGACCGAATCCGGGACCCCAGGAGGCGTTTCATAAATCAGGTGTCTTTGAACTAGGGTTCGGAGGCGAAGCGGGGGGGGCAAGGCCTTGCTAGTTGACACACCGATCTGGACTGACAAGGCTTGGCAGACGATCGGAGATCTGACGACAGAGGATCGTGTTGTTGCTGTAGACGGTTCTTGGTCAGAAATCGAGTATGTCTCTGAAGTATACACCGACCACAAGTGCTATGAAGTCGCATTTAGCAACGGTGAAGAGATCGTTGCTGATGCAGATCATTTGTGGAAGGTAATTGAAACTGGGCAGCACTTCAAGCAACATCGTCAGTACATCGACTATACCGAAGGTACCTTTACAACTGAACAGCTGTTGACGAGAGGCGTCTACGTTAAGCTACAGAACCGACATGGACAGTTGTCGAAACGTTTCAAGCTTCCCCACACGGACGGATACGAGGGAGCTCAGCAGAGTTTACCAGTGGATCCATATGTCTTTGGGTACTGGTTAGGTGACGGGAGTGTCCATACTGGGTACTTTACAATTGGAAACCAAGACCTAGAGGAAGTGGTCGAACTGTTCAAGCTTCGAGGATTAACGCTTGAACACCTTTCACAAAAGTACAACTACAGGGTTGAGCCGTCAATCAAACGCATCCTTGACGCTCTCGAGGTTACTCGTTTTCAAGGTGAGACGCGCGAAACGGTGCCCGAGGTTAAGCACATTCCCTTGCAGTACTTCATGGCATCGCGAAGTCAACGTCTTGAATTACTCCGTGGGTTGATGGATAGTGATGGGCATTGTCAAGAACGTGGACGATGTGAGGTTAGTCTTACTGAAACAACGTTAGCTAATGATGTATGTACTTTACTGTCTTCCCTGGGTTTCAAGTATAGTAGGAGTGTTGCACCAAGTAGCTTCAATGGAGAATCATTTCCATCGCACCGAATGACGTTTACACCGAGAATCAAAGTTTTCAACATCAGACGCAAGGGAGAGAGTCAGATTCTGACACCTCCCAAGGAACATGACATTGCGGTTTGGATTGAGTCGATTGAGTCGACCGACATTGTCCCCACGAAATGTATACGTATAAAGCACCCGAGTCACACGTTTTTGGTCGGACGTACAATGATTCCGACTCACAACTCGGAGAGTCTCCTTGTAGAGGCCCTTCGGTATGTGCATGTCCCAAAATACACGGCAGTTCTCTTCCGGCGAACGTTCCCAGAGCTTTCACAACCACGAGGACTAATCACGAGAGCACATGAGATTTGTCCACTCTTCAAGGGTACCTACAATAAACAGGATCATGTATGGACATTTCCCAGTGGCTCAGTACTTCAGTTTAGCCATTTAGAGCACGAAGAGGACGTCCACAATTGGCAGTCAGCGGAGATCGCATACGCAGGGTTCGATGAACTGACATCGTTTACTGAATATCAGTTTATGTATATGCAGAGCCGTGTTCGTACTGTTGCAATTGACCCGATAACACACCAAGTAGTTCCGGCAAGGGTCCGGTGGGCATCGAACCCGGGTAATGTCGGGCATGAGTGGGTTTTCAATCGTTACAAGCCTTGGTTGACACGCATCGAAGTTGAGGGTGAACCGAGATGGCCAAGTGGAGAGGTTCACTACTTCAAGACTAAGGACGAAAAAGACATACGAACTACTTGGGATGACCAAGACGCGTTATCTCGATCGTTTATTCGGTCTCGTCGATTTGACAACCCTAAGCTGATGGAAGTAGATCCTGGTTATGAAGCTCGTCTCCAGGGCTTACCGTTAGTGATCAGGATGCAATTGGCCGAGGGCGATTGGGATATTGTCGCCGCGGGGAATGTATTCCATGCAGACTGGTTCAAAGTTATCAACGAAGTACCCACCGGACTTAGGTGGTTCCGTTATTGGGACTTAGCAGCATCACTCAAAGCACGTGCAAGCTTTACTGCGTCAGGAGCTGTTGCAGTTACCAAGACCGGTGACATCATCATACGGGACATGATCCGGAAGAAGATTGAGTGGCCGGATCAAGAAAAGCTCATCAAGCAAACGATCTTAGGCGACGAAACTGTTGTCGAAACGGGAATCGAGAAGAAACTCCACGGGATCGCTGCAGTTCAAACGTTCATGAAGGATCCCGAACTTACTGGTCACCGGATCGTCGGTGTCGACGTTGACACGGACAAACTTTCGAGGGCTTTAGACTGGTCGTCGAAAGCAGAAGCGGGACAGGTTTATCTTGTAAATGGTCCATGGATTCAGTCGTTTCTCACGGAGTGTTCACTATTTGACGGAATGGGAAAGACTCCTGACGACCAGGTAGATACAATATCTGGTGGCGTCAGAATGGCGGCATCACCTAAATGGCGAACAATGAAGTTTCTGCACTTGTAGAAAAAGCGAAGTTTACCGAACCCGGACAGAGAGCAGTTACAGCTCCGTTCCTAATGCGGCAGGTTCCTGCCTGGTCTGTGCCTTCAGTCCTTCCCGCAGATTCATGGCGTACCCTCGTAAGATATCAACCCATTGCAATGATTTGCAGGCAGACAATCATCGACACGGTTGTCAGTATGCCGTGGCGACTTGCGTCGAAGAGCCCCACGAACGACTACCAGGATGAGATTGACAAGTATACCGAGTTGATTGAGAACGGAGATGGTGGGTACGACGTTCACTCGGAGCTTATTTTACAGGACATGCTTGACATCCCATTCGGTGGGGCTTCAGAGCTTGGTCGGGCGGGCGATCAACCCGACGGTGAAGTGTTGTGGTTCCAGCGAGTCGATGGAGCCACGATGATGCCCACGTATGCTCTTGACTGGCCCGTGGTGCAGTGGAGCTACACGATCCAACCCATCTACTTTCCGAAGCACGCAGTCGATCGAGCTTATTATTCACCTCGTCCTGAGCTTATGCGTAAGGGTTGGGGCATGGCGCCACCCGAACGTATCTACCTGGCCTTCGAGATGTTAGCTCGTGGAGATCGCTACTACGCTAACTTACTCCTCGACACGCCCGAAGCAGGTGTTCTCGACCTGGGCGATATGTCCTTCGATTCAGCAACGAAATGGCTCGAGTCGTGGCGAACTCTACTCTTTGGGACCGACGCCCTCAAGGTGCCTGTGCTGTACGAGCACACCGTCGCCGCCAAGTTTATTCCGTTTGGACGATCCCCTGTCGAGATAGCCTACCCGTTGGCGACGCTTCGTTACATGCAAGTGGTCTCTGCTGGGTACGGTATGACCTTAGCAGACATTGGGATTGTCGAGGGGGAGTCAGGAACATTAGCGGGTGCGATCCGAAGTGAACGTCGCTCGATGCGGACGGGTATTGGCGTTGCACGCCGGAAGATGACGGCATACTGGTGCCGCATGCTTCCGAAGTACTTGAGATTTGAGTTCATCGAACGTGATGACGAAGCTTTGGTTGCTAAGGGACGTGCACGCCTTGCGAACTCCATGGCGCTGCGAAACCTGGTCGAGGGCAAGATGCTCGAGCCAGGTGATGGATTGCAGCAGATGATTTCGGATGGGATGATTACTGTCACAGCCACGTTGCCGGAGCAGGAACCAAAATCTACAGTAGTGGGTGGTATACAACAGCCGGTACACGTTGTGGCTGGGCAGCTACAGAAGCCAGTCGCACCTTCAGACGGAGGCGCAGGCGAGATCAAGACACCACCCGGTACAGCAAAGTCACTTGTTGTTCAGCGTGCAGAAGAGTTCGCGACAGAGTTCAACCGTGAGCTCCAGGCTGCGGTAGTCGAAGCTGGTGGCGAGCCTATTTCCGATGACCCTACTGTCGTCATCACAGACGAGGGCGTCCTTGCCGAGCTAGCATTGCTTGATGTGAAGTATGCAGGGGAAGTTGACCCTGGTAAAGAGTTTATTCATGAACTTGAACAAGTGATCGTCCCCAGAGTGTCTCCTGAGATAGGGCGGTTACCAACTAGTTTGTGGAAGGGAAGTTAGTATGTCTAACGCACTATTCGATCCAGGCCGTGAGGGAATTCTTGATGACACTATCGAGATGAGTGTAGATGATATTCGTGTCATACTGATCAGGTCTACTTATTCATTTGACATCACGGACAAATTCATTGTTGACTTGGGGTCGGTGGACAATGGGCGTTCTGTCGCACTGACTGGAAAGACTTTCACAAACGGTATATTCAATGCAGTAAACACATCAATAGTTGCTACGGCGGCAGTCCCGGTGAGTGCGATTGTTGTAGTCAAGCACACAGGCTCCGACGCGACCGCGCGGGTCATTTGTTATGATGACACCGTAGTCAGTGGATTGCCGTTTACTCCAGCGGCGGGACAAACGCTTAATATCCTGTGGGATACCGGGGCGAATAAAGTTTTCAAACTCTAAAAAGAAGGCGCGGCGGCGTTCCCATCGTCGCACTTGCGTATTTCAGTGGAGGGAACACATGGCACGGTTTAGAGCGGCAGTCACAACTCCGGCGGCGGCATCAGGTGCGACGTATGCCACCATTCACGCAGTGGCGAGCAGACGACTGGTGATTTCTGAGATTGGATTCTCGAATAATGCGGCTACGGCGTCCAGCATCCAACTCATCCGCCCTAGCAATACGCCCGTTGCCACGACTTCCCTTTTGGGGCAGGCCGATGATCCAGCCGAAGCGGCGGCGACCGGAAACATTGACACGGCCTGGAGCACTGCGCCGACTATTGGAACCAACCCGCTTCAGCGCATCGTTCTACCTGCCACAGTGGGTGCGGGTGGCATCTGGACATTTCCGAATGGACTTGTGATTCCAGTTTCGGGCTGGCTTGTCGTTTGGAATCATGGCGGGGCGGCGGGATCGGCACAATCCCTTTATGCGGTCTGGGACGAATGAATGATCCGTTCAACGCGTTGGCTAAATAGCACCACTCTCAGCACGCGCAGTATCATGGGTGGGCGGCAGAATATATACCCGCCCAGCAATGCCGGATTGTCAAGGATTATCAATAGTCCGGGGTGTGGGGATGTTTACGCCGATATTGTAGGTGTGGGTGGTATACCCAGTGCTGAGGCCGTTGGCAATCCGAGTTTGACAGTCAACATTGTTGCAGTAGGTATTGCAAACACAGAGGCAGTCGGACAACCAACAGTCGCAGCGGTTGTGAAGCCTACCGGAATAGCAAGTGGTGAGATCATCGGGCAACCGACCATTGCGAGTTCGTTACAATTATCGGGCATTGCAAGCGCGGAAGTTGTGGGTCAACCAAGCATCACAGTTTCTGTGCAGGTCAATGGAATACCAAGTGAAGAACTGGTCGGTACACCCACTATTACGGTGAGCATGACGTTGGTGGGTATCGTAAGCGGCGAACATGTTGGTGTCCCTTCCGTGAGTACAGATGTCAACCTGATTGGGATTCCGAGTGGTGAGTTTGTTGGACAACCAAGTATCACTATTGACTTAGGATTGCAGGGAGTTGTTAGTAGTGAACAGGTTGGCACACCCACTCTTACTTGGGAGAGTCAGACCTGGACGATTCAGTGTATTGGGATTGAAAGTGAAGAGGCACTCGGTGTACCAGTTATCATGGTCGTACCAGATCTGTCATGGCCGCCAGTCGTATGGATACCGGGCGTTCACAGACGCGTTGTTGTCCAAAGCGTGGTGTTTGAAGACAAGGATGGGGTCATCAGAGTTATAACGTCTGAAATGCTCATCTAAGCCGCCCCTGAGGTGGGGCAGCTATCAACAAATCTCTGGAAAGGGGTGTAGAAATGAAAGCGTATCATATCGTAGTCGTTTCGGTCGGACTCGAGGCAAAGCCGCAGTCGGGTGTGATGTCGGCGGTCCAAGTAACGGAGCATCTCAACAAGCTCGCGGCTAGTGGGTGGAAAGTCATCAATGCCGTACCCATGGGCTTCGATGCTGAAGCGGTCCGGTTGTTCATCTTGATGGAGAAGGACATAGCTTGATCGCCTACATCGTCGTAGGGAGGATCCTCATCTGGGCACTGCAGAATACACCCCTGCTAGATGGTGCCCGGAAGTATCCGAAGATCCAGGAGCTGCTCAACTGTGACTTCTGTCTCGGTGTTTGGGTCTTCAGCATTCTTGCTTGGTGGTTTAGGCCTAGCGTCATGCCGGAGAAGTTACCTAAGGGTGTGCAATGTGCCGCGACGGGGCTAGTCGTGTCGTTTGCGACGCACTTAGCGCGTATTGGGTGGGAAGAGAGGTTTGGCCATGCCATACACAGTTCGTGAAGATGGTCCCGCGAAGACTCCCGTTTGTGTCTACAAGAAGGATACTGGTGCAAAGGTAGGATGTACCACGGTGGCAAAGAAGAAGGCCTACCTCGCCGCCCTGAATGCCAATGCGAAGAGCGCGATCGATGTGGAAGCGACTGTCGAGTTCGAGTTGCCAGATGAGCTCGACCTCACCCCACTGTTCGCGGAGTCTGATTCGAACATCCAATTCTGTTCGCTCTTCATCACGAAGGCAGTGCAAGACTCTGACGGGACGCGTCGTATCAAGGCCGTCGCGAGTGACACCTTTGAGGACACGTTTGGACAGCGGATGACCCTATCTCTCTTCCAGGACTTCCTGACCCGAATTGCAGAGGACATGCCAGCTCCACCTCCCTACGGTTCGGCGGCTTGGAAAGGTGGTATGCCCTACCTGAGCGTCGCGCACTATCTTGATCAGGGTGGCCAGGCAGTCGTTGGTACACCGACGAATGTGTGGGTCGACGATAACCATTTTCGGTTCAAAGCCGATATGGCCAAGAGTGCCCTTGCTGAGAAGGCATGGGGTGCAATCAAAGCGGACATTGCGGACAACGTTCCCGACGAAAAGCGGGTACGTGTTAGCATCGCGTTCATCGATTGGGAACATGTCCATGCGGACGGAACACACTTCGCACGCAAGAGTATTGTGGAGGTGTGCCCTGTGTGCATCCGCGGCGCGAAGCTCAAGGAGTATGTCAAGGGGCAACTTGTTCACTTTGCCCTTACGCGGGTGCCTATAAACGTGAGGACGCCCATCATGATCGAGAGATCCAGTGTGGACGGTGTTATCAAAAGTAAGAAAGACGACGCCGCAGCGATTGTTGGTGAAGACCTTGCGGAGGAGCTCGACAAGCGAGAACGAGGCACGGTCGTCGACAAGAGTGCTGCTGCGGTTGTTATTCGGGCTGACGCGGTGGTCACACCGACGCCAGTAGCGGTTGTTAGTGTGGTGGACGCAGCTAACAAGCCGTATGGTGGTGCTACGACTTTGGCCGGAGCTTTGGATTACATAACTGCTCAGAGGTTGACCTGGAAGTTTTCAGATCTCTTCTGGACGGTTCGCGATGTGATCTGGAATGCAATCGACAGTCCTATGGTGTCTGAGAAAGCCGCCGCGATCGAAGGGATCCTAGGAGAGATGCAGGACCAGTTTTCACAAGAAGCATTGATGGCCTTGTCGAAAGTCTCCACTCCAGTACCAGTAGTACCAGTAGTACCAACAGTAACAAGTCAAACGGAGGTGTCAACAATGTTGAAATCTGACCATCCGTTAGCTGCTCAACTGGAGGCAATCGCCACGGCCTATGACGGCGTGGTAATGAAGAGCGATCTCACTCGTACTCAGAAGTTCGAACCGATCCAGAAGGCCCTGGATGCTCTGGGTCTTACGATCAGGAGTGCAGTGAACGCGTCGACTCCGACTTCCACGGCGGACGTGGAGGAAACAATTCGACGTGTGCTGGGTGAGATGCTGCCAGCGTTCATGCCCGCATCGGTTCCTGTAGCTAACGGATCACAATCGCCAGCGCCTCGGCAAGTTCAGCCTCAGGCGGCGGCGACGTTTAGAGCGACTGCTGCGGCGGACGCTAAGCCAAACCAGTTGAGAGATTTGGCTCGGCGGTCCGTCGGTTTGCCAGTCGGGGAGGGAGTGCCCAATGTCTGATCTACAGGGCGAACTCATCCTCGACCTCGCATCGGCTGGACACAAAGATACGTTCGTGGCAGGCCAAGCGCCGGCCGCGGTGGTGATGCGTTCCGCCGATCCTAACATCTTCCCACCCTATGCTCTGCCGATCGACTTCGCGGCTCAGTTCCCCACACCACTCGACACTACCGAAATCATCGCGATGTGCGAGGAAACGACGCTGCTCAAGTTCATCCCGGAAGAGGGTACGGGTCTGAAGACCGTGCTATGGCGTGAGCTAAACGAGCTCGCGTTCACGTCCGGTTCGGTGTCAATCAGCTTTGCCGATGGTACATGCCCCGAAGAGTTTCGACACGATGGTGACAACTCGTACATTGACCTCAAGAACATCGGCATCAAGAAGACTCTGGGCCTCAGCGACATCATGCACTCGGTCGCCTCGATCGGCGCTGGCTATGGCATCAGTGCCCTGCTCGGGCCGCATCCGTCGGGTGCTGGCATGCCAGGTGGCGGTGACGTCGCCACGTTCACGATGACCAACATCGCAAATCTGAAAGAGAAGGAGATGCAGCTAGGCGAGATCCTGGTCTTGAATGGCTGGGACAACCTTCTCGTGAACGGCGACCACACCATCAATGCCCTCGAGCCCGACGGCATCGTCAAGCTCCTGGCAACCGGTTCGTGCTCGGCGACGTCCACGGGCACGTTCGACGCTCTCAGCTACAACCGCTTCCTGGGCGAGAACTGCATCAAGCCGCAGGTCATCATGGGCCACCCGGCCGCGATCCAAGAGATGATGTCTGCGTTCTTTACGCTCGGTTGGGCTGGAACCGGTAATGGTTCCATACAAGTCATCACCTATCCCAACGGCAACCGCATCACTCCAGGATACAACTTTGACTCATTCGTCAACACTGGAGTCGGGCGTATTCAAGTCGTTGGCGATACCAACTTCCCGCGGACGGATAACCTCAACGGGACGTTTACCGCTCGCCTCTATGGCCTGCGCATGACTCACAACGGGGTCAAGTTGGTGTACCGGGCTACGCAGATTCCGTTGGCCTTCAAGGACCTGACTCCCGGGTGTACCACCATCGCGTTCGAAATGTGGGCGAAGACCGCTCTCATCATCAAACACAAGTGCGCTCACAGCGTCTACTCCGCAGTCTTCTCTGGCAACATCCGAACCTGCTGCCCAGTAATCCTGTAACCAAGTATGGGCGAGCCGCAAGCTCGCCCTTACTCCGCTCTCTATGAGAGTCCAATCGCTGTGAGATACCCCACCATCTCATAGCGAGCGGAGTGAGGGAACTGTGAGTTACGTAGTTATAACGCCAACTCTAAACCGATCAACACGTATGCTTCAAGCGACTCAGAGACTGTTCGAGTCAGTGCGGGAACACGAGATTACGGTGTATGCAGTGTTTGATTCGGACGACACGGAGAGCGTCGAGTCGGTGCGCAAGTTGTTTCCGCAGGTGCGTCGGATAGTAGTAACCCCTCCGGCTACGCCAATTTACAAGTGGAACGAAGGACTTAGGGAAGCAGCGAAAGACTCGAACATGACACATGTGGTACTCGGAGCCGACGACGTTAGCTGGCATGATGGATGGCTCGACGAAGTTTCAAAGGTCAGTTCAGGACTCGTGGGTCTGAATACACTCGAGTACGGAGAGAGGCACTGTACACACTTTGTGCTTACACGACAGTTTATTGTTGAAGTCAACGGTGGCGTGATCTTCACACCCCATTACAAACATCTCTTCGCCGACAATGAAATATTGGCTCGGGCACGACAAGTTGGGGCGTTTCAATATTGCCCCAACGCAATAGTAGAGCATCTACATCCTGCTCACGGCAAAGCCCGTCTTGATGATACATATACGCGGGCAACGGCTTTCTGGAATGAGGACCAAGCGACTTACGAGCGTCGTGTGGCAACAAACTTTCCATGTGATTACGAGGCAGTATGCACCCTTTCGTCGTCTATACCTATTACTACAGAAATAGTTCAGCAGGCTTGAGAGCTTGCCACCTGCTTGTGCATCGTTTGAATGCTCTTGGCGTGGCGGCGTACTCATCTCAAGCACTCGTCAATCCTGAGTGGAATGAGCCAGTATGGCAGTCGCAAAGTGATCCGTTTATCGCTGTCTACCCTGAGGTAGTCCATGGCAATCCACTCAATGCAAAGTACGTCATTCGCTGGTTACTAAACTATCAGGGCAGACTTGGTGGACCGAAGGAGTATCCAAGTAGTGATTTGGTCTTTGCCTATTCCGGCGATATTGCTGCCGCCGCCCCTCGCGTTGATGGGCTATTGTATCTATCAATCGTTGAGGATGAGTTATTCTTTGATCCGGGCGATGTGCAGCGCGAAGGAACGTACTATTGGGTTGGTAAGGGACAAAGGCCAGTGAAGCCGCAAGGTGTCGAGATTACTGCTGGGTGGCCCGCAACTCGAGCCGAACTTGCTAAATTACTTCAGTCCGCAGCCCTCCTAGTAACTTACGACGATTATTCCTCATTGACTGTCGAGGCAGCACTTTGTGGGTGTTTGACAGTACTTGAGCCAGGATCTCGTCTGTACGATCGAGTCGAAGTTGTTACCGCTCATCGTAAGCGACAAAGTGAAACTGCAAAGCAGCTAAATGAGTTTGTTGAACTCGCGCGACGTCTTACTGGCGAGTCCAGTCCAGCAATCGCAAGCACAGTAGTAGCCCCGGTAGTGGCCGCACCCACTTCGGCAGTCTTGCTAGTACGTTTTGGCTTGGGTCGCGAGCTTATCGAGGGCCCCGTCACCAAGAAACAGTACATTTTTTATTGCCGTAACAACATCTGTGCGTCACCGGTAGATCCACAGGACGTTTCGAGACTACTCGAGATGATGGGTGCGTGCTGCGGTGAAGCGCCAAAGAGGAAGAAGTTTCACGCCGCAAACCAATCAGAGGAAATTCGGTGGTATCAATTGTAATTGTAACTTTTGGCAGGCCGGACCTAATTGCAAAGTTCTTTGGTTGTATTCCAACGCCCTCGTGCAAGCATGAATACGTTGTAGTCGACAACATGCCAAGTGAAACGACGCGACGAGTTCTTGAAGGTATCTCCCAGCAGCGCCCAGTACGACTTGCATTCAACGAGTCGAACGTTGGCTTCGGTCCTGCTTGCAATCAAGGAGCTCGTCTCGCGCAATACAATACTCTCGTGTTTACACAGCCCGATGTTACCTTTATGGAGGATGTGACCCCCAAAGTTGTGAACCTAGCGGATGGAACTCTCTATGGCGCACGTCTCATTACGTTTGACACAAGTTGGAACCGGTTTGGGTCTACGATCATCTCGTACTTAGAAGGGTATTTCCTGGCGTGTACGCGTCCGACCTGGACCGTTATTGGTGGATTCGACCCTCAAATTGTTCCGGCTGACTACGAGGATGTTGATTTATGTTATACAGCAACCCAGAAGGGCGTGCAGCTACGCGAACTGCCAATTCGTGCGAGTCATGTCTGGGGTGCCCATTGGAATGGTAATCCTGGAAGACAAGCTATTACAATGCGCAACCGTGCGTACTTTGCCCAAAAATGGGGCTTTGCATAAAGGAGTGTAACATGATCAAGTTTTGGGAGTTGCTTCAAGAGAGTGTGATCATTCAAGGTGTTGTGACGTTGGTGTTGGTCGTGACTCTCTGTACGATGTTCATCACCGGGAAGCCGATTCCTGAATTGCTCGGCGCGATCACAACGTTGGTGTTGGGATTTTGGTTTGGCACGAAATCACAACGGGCCATCGTTACAGCGACCAAAGCAATGGCGGAGTCGAAGCACAGTAAGTAAGGAGTAAACAAGGTGGGAATGAAAGTTGTTCTTAGTGGTGTGTATTACCCGATGGCCATCGTGCGCTACTTTGAAAGGGCGCTACGACGCAGGGACGACATCGAACTCTGTACCGTCGGCCGCTATACTGGGAAGACGATCCCGTGGAATGGCGGTATGATTCTCAATGTATCCGCACCGCCACCCGACCTGGTACTGACCAGCTCTCGTACTCCAATCAGTTACGTCGAGGCGCACCTATTATGGAAGCCCGATGTGTGGATTCAACTCAACTCGACGGAAGGATTGATCGGCAAGCCGTCTAAGGGTAAGAACTTTGTCGTCGGTGTCGATCCACACTGCATCAACTATGATGAAGCTCGCCAATGGGCAGACGTGTTCTTCTGTATGCAGACACCGTATATGCGTCCTGATGACATTTGGCTACCATATGCGTACGATCCTTCGTGTCACACACCGAATACAGACTGTACAAGGGAGCGACCATATGATGGAGGCCTCATCGGAGCACCTTACATCAATCGAGTAAGGCTCGTCGAAAGCCTACGAGCGCAGGGACACAAGATCCTCTTCCCTGGCTTCGGGCCTGTATTCGGGGAGTATCGTGATCTTTTGCATACCTGCAAGATCGGCCTGAACTGGTCAACGCAACAAGACCTATGCGCGAGGGTCTTCGAGGTAGCGGCCATGGGCTTGTGCCCGGTTGTGAATCGCGTGCCGGACCTCATGAAGATGGGTTTCGTCGAGGGCAAGCACTACTTGGGCTTCGACTCCCTCGACGAGGCGCTAAGCCAGTTCAAAGTGGCTCTTGGCAAGTGGCAGGAAATCAGTCAACAGGCTTGTGAGTTCGTGGCGCCACACACTTGGGACGCTCGAGTCGAGACGGTATTGTCCTATGTCTAGAGACATTGAGCAGGCAGTGATGCTTCCCAACGGTACCACAGTAAAGCGCCAGACTACACTTTGGGTCCGGGAGTGGGGTGCAATGGTTGCAACTGCCCAGTACGACAAGCACTTTATCTATGCAAACAGTGTTGTGAATCAGCCATCGTACATGTGCACCTGCGGTTCGTCGGCGGGGGTCGTACCTCGAGGCCCGAATGGCAGATTTCAGTGTCTGTTCCTCTTGAGTACAGGTAGGCACCAGTCATGAGCAAGATCATTGTGCTCCTGAGGACCTTGAACGAGGAGATTCACCTTCCACGCTTTTTGGCTGCATATGACTGGGCTGATCTTATCATCATAGCAGATGGTGGGAGTACCGACCGCACATGCGAGATCGCACGAAATACTCCTAAAGTTGAATTGCAACACTTCAACGTCTGGGTAGAGAACGCAAAAGGGGGCAGGCGCAATCCAGAAGGGCCCCACATGAACTTCCTGCTTGAACAAGCACGTTATGCCTTCCCATCGTGGATAATCATCGATGAAGCCGATTCGGCGCTTTCGCCCTCACTCAGGCAAGATGGTCGTGCAATCCTCGAAAGCACCGCCGAGCAGTTTGTATTTGCACCGCGGATGTATATCTTCGGTACGGATAAATGGTTTCCCGATCTAACCGGAGGTAGTGGTTACACTCCAGAAGGTTGGACTGGAATGTGGGCGGTTCGAGGAGATGTGCCGTTAGCATATAATCAAGACGAGTCCTGGAGTCCTGATGTTATACAACCCCCTCAGTCAGGATGGACGATTCGGCGAATCACCTATCCTTACGCATTGCTACACTACTTCTGCCTCACGCCAGAGATCATGGCGCGTAAGCTCGCGCTTTATCGGTCAGCCGGCATGATTCAAAAGAGTTGGACCGAGACAAGTGGTCCGCTCGTGGAGCTTCCGGAATGGGCATACCCAACTTATTACAAATAATAGGTCCAGGGATCGAGTCGATGAGGATCGCGAACTTGGGGAGCGGCAAGTCCGACTCACCCGTCAGCTTGCAAGTTCGCTATCTGCATTGTGCGCTCTTGATGAACGTTGACATCTACAAGCCCTACGTCGACTACTTGCAAACGCAAAAGTTCGCGGCAGGGGTTGTTGAGTTTACTTGTAAAGATGTCGTATTGTGGCTGGCTGAGCAACCGGAGGGTGAGTATGATGTGGTGCTCCTAATCGATTTGCTCGAGCATTTTGAGCAGGCTCGAGCAGGGTTCGTGGTGCGACTTTGCAAGCATGTCGCCCGCCGCAAAATCATTGTCTTCTCACCGCTCGGCGAGTGCAAGCAAGGACCGTCTGATGGAAATGGCTACCAGAGGCATCTGAGCACATTGACTTCAGCCGGACTCGAAACGTTGGGATTTCGAGTTGAGGTGCTGCCCGCATTTCATAGGCACTTTGACCCGCCAGTCGATGCGGGGTTAGCAGTTATGGAGGTGGGGGAATGGGATTGAAAGTAGACTTTTTATGCCCGTCGGGGTCTCCGATTGGTGTCATGCCAGAGGACATCGGGGGTCGCGGAGTTGGTGGAGCTGAGTTGGCTCTCTTGACCTTAGCAGAAGTGCTAACGGGAAGGGGCCATACCGTGACCGTGTTCAATTCTCCCAGAAAGGAAGGTACATATGGGGGTGTGCCTTACCGCGCAGTAAGCGCGTTTGACCCGAACGCTGATAGGGATGCGGTTGTCCTGTTTAGGTGTCCCGACAGGCGATTCCAAAGTGCGAAAGGGAGAAGGGTCTTCTGGTCGTGTGATCAATTCACGACAGGCAACTACGCAGCGGACATCTTTCCACACGCCGAGCGTATTGTTTGTATCTCACCTCATCATGCAGCTGACTTTGAAAGGCGCTACGGAATATCTCAGGAGCGACTGACTGTGATCACCCTAGGTGTACGTACGTGGGAGTATATTTCGAATGCTCCCAAGGTCAAGGGTCAATGTATCTATTGTAGCGTTCCTGATAGGGGCTTACGAATCCTACGAAACGTTTGGGATCGCATCGTCAAGGAGGTGCCATGGGCGTCGTTAGTGATAACGTTCGATTATCGGATGTGGGGAACCGCTGACGAAGGCATCACGCCGCATCGACTTGAGTGGGTGGGTGCGCCGAATGTCAAGTACTGCGGTCGCGTGCCTAGGTCACAATTGGTACTATTACAGTCGACGTCGGATCTGCAGCCCTATCCTTGTATCTACGACGAGTTGTTTTGTATCTCTGTCGCTGAGTGTCAGGTAGCGGGGGCAGTGCCCATTACTTCGTCGATGGGTGCCCTTGCAACAACGAACTTGTATGGCAAGCGACTTGATGGAGATCCGAGGACGGCTGTGTGGCAGGCAGCGTTCGCAGAGGAAGTTATCAACACGCTTCTGACACCTAATACGCTAACGATTCGTCAGGCTCTTTGTATGAACTCTCGCAGAGCAGCGTTCAACTGGGACATCCTCGCCGTGCCCTGGGAGGCGGTTCTATCATGAAGATTGGAATCGTCTCCGACTTTGATTTTGTGGGTTCAGGGTACTTGCATATTGCGACTAACCTGGGGACTGAGTTAGTTCGTCGAGGACATGAGGTCATTGCCTTTGGCATTGGTTATCGAGGTGAGGAGCATCACTTTCCATATTCAATTGTACCCCTGCCCCGTCAGTCCTTCACACAGGGTGCGAATACGATGGCGAGGAACTTGATTCGTGAGAAGCTTCTCGACGTAACCATTGTGGCGCTAGACATTCCCATGATCATTCGATTGCTTGGGACCCAGCCAACAATCGAGTTGCCCCACTATGGGGTGTTTCCTGTTGAAGCGCCGCCACTGACTCAGAACTGGACCGCGGCGTTGTATCAGTTGAAAGGTTGCTTTGTGATCTCCGAGTTCGGGACCGAGGAGTGTCACAAAGTGGGACTAGCTGCTGAACACGTCGCGATCCCAGTCGACACGAAGTCGTGGAGACCTCCGACACCTGAGGAACGTGTCGCGATTCGACAAGCAATGGGTATTGCGGAGGGACAGCGGGTCGTTCTCACGGTAGCCGAGAACCAAGAACGTAAGTTCCTTAGTGCGTCACTCGAGATCATCGCAAGAATGGATAACGTCGTGTACTATATGGTTACTCGGCGCGACTCAGGTGTTGGGTGGTATTTGGACGACTACATCGTCGAGTTGGGCCTGGCGGGTAAGGTAACTATCGTCGAGAGGGGCATACCATTCAAACAGCTTTGGTCTTTGTATGCAGCATCTGATGCATTTCTCATAACGTCAAAAGCTGAAGGCTTGGGCATGCCCGTGCTTGAGGCTATGGCATGTGGTGTATCTGTTGTAGCTCCTAATCATACAGCGTTCCACGAACACCTATCCGGCGATAGAGGTTACCTGTTTTCTTACGCTTACGCGGATCGAGAACCGTTTGGTAACGGCTGGCGCTATTATGCAGACATCGAAGACGGTGCGCGGGCCTTGGAATGTGCCTTTGCGAACTCAGAATACGTTCATAGCAGGGCACTCGAGTATGTGAAGGCTCGAACTTGGGAAGCGGTGGGGGAGGTCATATGTCGCAAGTTGATGTCGTGATCCCGGTCTATGGAAGGCCGGACATGCTTAAAAGTTGTCTTGAAGCCCTCAAGGCACAGACATTTACAAGCTTTGCGATCACGGTTGTTGACGATGCATCGCCAAAGGGCCTTGTGAGCGAGAACATTGCTGAGCTATGCAAAGAGTATGAAGCACGTTTATTTGTCAACAGTGCCAACTCAGGCTTTCCGAAGACAGTAAATCGAGGGGCACGCAAGTGCGACGCGCCATTCATGCTTCTGTTGAACAGTGATGTTATGTTACGTCCTAACGCACTCGAAGTCTTGATAAGCGAAATGGCGGCGCCTGACGTTGGCATTGCCGCACCAATGCTTTTGTTTGCCGAGAACTCGCCTATGGGACCTGCAGGCAAGATACAGCATGTTGGAATGGCGTTCAACGTTACAGCAACACCCGTTCATATCTTCTTGGGTTGGAGCGTTGACAATCCGAGAGCCGTAAGGCGTCGGGACGATTGGCCTTGCGTAACAGGAGCATGTTTCCTCACACGTCGCGCAACGTGGCGCAAGGTCGGCGGTTTTCAAGAAGTTTATGGCAGGGGGACGTTCGAGGATGTGGAGTTCTGTCTTACCGTGCGGAAGGTGCTGGGTCACAAGATCGTTGTGAATCCGGAAGCCATTGGAGAACACGTTGTAGGAGCGAGTGCCATCGGCCAACCGGGCGGCAAGGGCTACGATCTACGCGGTAACTTCCAAGTCTTCATTACACGTATGCGCCAGTTCGTTGAGCATGACGATTACCACTTCTGGTGAGAAATGTACTATCCATATAGCACACCCCAAATAATGACAGTACAGAAGTTTGTCGACTACGGTGGACATACTGGTACTGCCTCCGCGTTTTTGGTTCAAGTTGCAATGACGATCGCAGAGCAGCAGATGACGAATGAGTTGCACACCTTTATGCTGCCCACGACCGTGACCGGTGAGTATCAAGCACCCTGGTGGGACCATCCAATTGAGCTTGAGTTTGGGAACGTGCTTCGCCTTATCACTGGTACGCTCTTGAGTATCCCGACAGACAATTCGAATTCATTCGAGCTAACCACACCCGTGCGCTTGTTTATTCGAAATGCAGAGGCGGGGCATATTGATGCGGTGCCGAACTGGGACAAGTCTCATTGGGAGGAGGATTGGGGTCCATACAAAGTACGGATTGTGTATTGTGCTGGTCACGATACCGGAACCACATTGAACGACCCGAGTTTGTTGACGGCTCTCACGGCGGCGACCGAGCTCGTGCTCAATGAGTTAGTGGCACCTGGAACGACAGAAGCGCAGATCGGTGTTCAACAATGGTCGTCTTTGAGATACTCCGAGAAGCGCTATCCGTTGCGGCAAACAGCGTTTGGTTCTTCAGCTCGTGCGAACTTCATTGCAAGCCTTGTAGCCCATCTAAAGGTGTTTCGAGTTGGTCGGTTTAGACGCTAAAGTTGTAATCTATCGATACTGGAACCCGATGGACGACGACATCGGTGGTGCCATGCCCTCTGGGACGTGTATCGCGACAGGCGTAAGCGTTCGCATCGAGGAGAATAGCACACCCCTATTGTTGCTTGCTCAAGGAATCGAGGCAGACAAGACTTACTCGCTTATGATGCTGTGGCCCGCTTCAGGAGTGCAGTTTGGTGATGTGTTAGAGATTACTTTCCCGCCCGAGCACTTTCTGTTGAATGCTGAGCTTAAGGTAGTTGATGTCTCACACGATTCGCTTATTGATAGAAACAGGGGTCACA